GCCGACCGCGTCGTCTTTCCAGTCGATCGTAGGCTCGGCGCGCTCCTCCGCTTGCTCCTCCGCGTGCAGCTTGCGGAACAGCTCGAGGCGCTCTCTCGTCATCGGCGTCGTCATGCGTTCTCCTTCGCTCGCTCCACCTGACGCGTGCTCCACGCGTCGATCTCCGCGCGCTGAGCGTACACGCGGCCCGTGCTCGACGTGCGCACCGGCAGGCCGCGACTCACGTACGAACGTGCCGCACGCTCGCTCGTCTGCATGTGCGCGGCGATCTCCTTCCACCCTTCCAGGTCGTATCCGGGAATCCGCATTTCCGCTGCCTCCGTGCGCCCGCCTCGGCGCAGCTCGCGAGCCTCGAGCACGCCACGCGCCACGAGGTCTTCGGTCATCTCACGAGTGACATGGCGAACGACGAGCGTGACGTGCCGCTTCGTCCAGCCGTCGCCCAGCGTCTCCGCGATCGCCTCGTACGTCTGAGGCACGCGACGCCACGTGCCAGCCTTGCGGCCCTCAGTGCGCGACCACACGCGCTTGCCGCCCATGCGCGCCTCGACGATGAAGCGCACGAGCTCCGCGCTCACCTCCTCCGCGCCCACCGTCATCGGCACGCACGCACGCACGAGCGCGCGCTCGAAATCCACGATGTCGTCGCGTCCGCCAGGTGTGCGCACCGTCCCGCCGCCTGCGCCCATGGCCTGCCCGAAGCGTCCGGGATCGCTCGTGGAGCGCACGGGTGCACCGTCGTCGACCACGCGCGCCCACTGCTGCCACGCGGCAGCGAGCGTGCCCCACCGCGGCCGTTCGTTCTCCTCGCCTCGACGACTGCGCTCGATGGCGCGACGGTCCTGCGTCGTGAGCAGCGTGCGGCCTCGATGCACCGCTACCTCGACGCCGTACGTCTCCTCGGCGGCGTCCGCAATCGACGCCGACCACTGCTCACGCATGCGGCGCTGACAGACACGACACGTCACCTCGACGTGCGAGTCCGTGACGTCGACCGCGACCATGCCGCAGAGCGAGAAGCGCAGATCGAGGCCCTCGCCCTCGCGGCGCTCACGTCGGAGGTGTAGCGCGCGCGTGGTCACGACTGCACCCTCCACCGCTCAGAACCTCCGACCCACGCAGCGACGGTGCTGCACCTTGGGCATGTCCACATGAACGCGTAGTGCGGCATCGGATACAGGCCCGTTTCCACGCGGCAGTGAGCAAACGAAGCCATGTCCGCGGCGCACGCCACGCACTGACGTACCAGTGGTCCACGACGGAACGGCGACAGCGACGCGCCGTCGCGCACATCGTCGAGCGCGGACTCGTACGCGCGGTGAGCAAGACGCGCCCTGCGTCGCGCCTCAATGCGAGTCGCTCGCTTGCACAGCATCGCGCCGTGCCCGTGTTGGCCGAAGGTGCGCACCTCGCGCGACCAGTCGATGCGAGCGTCGCGAGCCATGGCGTCGGCGTTCTGTGCCTCGCGCCGGAGTCGCAGCAGCGTGTCAGCTGTGGTCACGACTTGCCCTCGCCGAACGTGAACACGATGCGGGCGCCGTCCATGCGCCGCCCGCAAGGCAACGCCCTCCGCACCTCATTGCGCCACCGACTCAGCGCAGCGTCATACGCGCGGTGAGCGGCGCGCGCTCGCTTGCGTGCGACGCACCGGAATCCTCGCTTGTACCGCTCGGTCGGCCGCCCGTGCTGGCCGTGCGCGATCACTTCCTCTCGCCACACGCGCGCCCACGTGGCCGCTTGCTCGTTGGCCGCACGCACCTCCGCGCGATGCATCAGCATCACGGGCCGCAGCTCGTCGACCAGCCTGCGCTCTCCCTCGTCGCCGCTCATGTGGTGGCCTCGGTGTCGAGCACGATGTCTTCCGCGTAGTACGCCACGCCATTCACCAGAGGATCTCCGTCCTCGTCGAATCCGGTCACCATGCCGAGCCTCTCGTCGCTTCCCGGATGGCGGACGTGCGCGCCGAAGACAAGTCCCCGCTTGGCCGCTTGCACGCTCGGCTTTCCGCATGACGCGGCCACCAAAGCCAGCGCGTCCTCGGCCGCCTTCCGCCGCACCCTCTCGCGCTCGAGCTCGGCGCGCATGCTGGCCAGCTCGTGGCGCATCGCGTCGCGCTCGGCCTCCATCCCTTGCGCACCTCTTCGCATCGCCTCGACCTTTGCGATTGCGGCATCCCGCTCCGCGCGCGCCTCATCGACACGTGCACGCATGTGGTCAGCGGCCGACGTCTCAAGCAGGAGCCACTCGCTCAGCGCCTCGATGCGCGCCTCCGCGTCGCGCCGCAGCCTCTTCGCCTCGTACCCGAGGCTGGCTCTGCGCACGCTGTCGTACGGGTCGCATGCTGCCGCGACGCGCTCGTGCGCATCCGCCTTGACGAGCATGTCCACCGCCTCGCGAATCCCAGCAGCTGCGCTGTCCGCCCGCGCAGTGTCGCCGCCCTCGCTCGCCGTCACCTCCGCGTCAGCCGCAGGCGTGCCACGCTCTGCCGCATGCTGATCGTCTGCCGAGGGTGTCACGAGGTCCACGACGCCGCGCACGCACGGCCCCTGCGCTGCTCGTCCTGCGCTACCCCGCTGCTCGGCTCTGCACGCATCGTGGTCGACGTGGCAGACGCCGGCGCCGAAGTGGCGCTCCGCGTAGGCGCTCACGCTCTCCGAGAGAGACGCGTCCGTCGTCGCCCCTGCCACGGCTGGCGGTGCGAGTAGACGCGCCTCAAGTGTGACGATGCGCTCCTCGAGCGCCGCGAATCGCTGGCCGGTCGTGCCGAGGTCCTCGGTCATCGCTCACCTCGCTTGACGTCGATGTAAGAGCGCATGGTGAGCGCGCACAGCTTCGCGATCTCTGACACCGTGTCCGGATGCGGCTCCACCCCGCAGACGTCGCACGCGATCTCCGCTGCGAGCCACAGAAGCGTTGCCGACTTCGCGCCGGGGTCGCCCGGCAGCGTGTCCACAGCATCGGTCACAGCCTCGTCGAATGCCGTCGTCGGATTCCTCATGCGTCCACCCGTCCTCTCGTGCTCTCCACGAGCACGCTCTCCGCAGCCCTCGCGTACACGCGCACCACCGCCGAGCCTGACGCGTCAGCGAGCGCGTGCAGTCCACTCGCCGCCTCACCAAGCGCGGCCTCTCGCTCGAGGAGGGCGAACGCGACGTCAGACTCGCGCCCAGCCTGACGCGCGTGACGAGCAGCGCGCCAGAGATGGATGATCGCGTCGAGCGTGCGGCGAGCGTTCATGCGCGCCTGGTCTGCGTGATAGTCATCGCCATGAAGTGCGCGCGCGGCCTGACGACCTCTCGCAGCCTGTCGACAATCTCGTGTCGACCGTCGTTGCCCAGCGGAAGCGCCGTGGTGCACAGAAGCACATCGTCTTCCGGCTCGCTGTAGACGAACGTTGCGAACATCGGCACGTCATACTCCTTCGCGAGCCTGATAATCTCTGTCATCAGCGGAGCGATGTGCTTGTCGTACGCCATCTCCCGCGGACCTCGGTTGTCACTGTCCATCACAGCCACCCTCCTCTCGATGCCGGCGCACGACCGGCAGGTCGTCCCACGTTGCCTGGCGTCAGCACGCCCTCGCTCAGCGCCTTGTGCGCTGTCACCGTCGCGTCGATCTCGTCGTCCACCTCGGCACTCGACATGCCCGAGAAGTCCAGCGCACGCGACACGTAGCCGCTCACATCCCACGTCGCCGACGCAGGCACGAGCACGCGCCCGTGATTCCAATCAGCCTCGAGCGCACGAGCGTTCACCAGCTTGTCGCCCTTCGTTGGCTCGTGGCGAACGCTCAGCCCCATCGAGCGCGCCGTCTCGAGGAGCGCGGCCTCCTGTCCGCCCGTGCGCATGTAGACCTGAGCGCCGAGGTAGCGCATCTGTAGAGCGCGCATCTCCGCGCACCACTCCGAGAACGAGCAGCGACGGCGCAGCACCTCGAGCACGAAGAAGCGCGGCGGCTGTCCTGGCTCGGCGTCGAGCTCACGCGCGAGAACGACAGCGACCGACCAGTCCGCCGTGGTGCGCGTGGAGTACGCGAGGTCCATACCAATCGCGCACGCGTAGCGGCCGGGCCGCACGTCGTACGTGTGCACGCCTCGCAGCAGCTTGCCTTCACGTGGACGCGGCGAGCCCATGTAGAGCGCCCACCAGTCGTGCTCCGTGACGAGCAACCTCTGAGCCTCGTAGAACGCGCGGTCGCGGCCGCCGAACGTAATCAGCGGCTCGCCCGTGTTCACGTCCACGCTCGGAATGTTGATCTCGAGCACATCGACGCCAGCGGCGCGCAACGGCTCAAGCTTGACCGCCATCTGCGCAATCAGGTCTGTTGATGTCCAGCGCGTGTGCTCGATGACCACACTCGTTTCGGGGTGGCGACGAGACATCACCGCGGAACTGACCTGCGACACGATGCGTGATGACACGGCATCGCTCTCGGCCTCCACCTGGTTCTTGTACGGGTCGCAGATCCACACCGCCTTGAGCCCGCTCTGGCCCGTGAGGCCGCCGTCTCGACCACGTGCGAGCATCCCTCCGCCGCGCGTCGTGTACCACGAGTCAACGGCCTTTGAGTCGCCGCGGAGCTCAACGTTCGCGGCCTTCACGATGTCGCGGATCTCGCGGGACTTCTCGTTCGCCAGATCCTGTCCGTACGTCACCAGACCGATTCGATGGTCCGGCCGGCGAGTGATGTGGCGCGCGCATGCGTACTGGCCGAGCATCGTCTTTCCGATCTGCGGCGGTGCCGACACGAGCGCGATGACCGGCGCGGCCTCACCGCATGACGCGCGAAACACGCGGTCCCACGCGTCAGCGATGGGCGACAGATCGTCGCGCCTCTGGCACGCTGGCCCGAACACCATCCGGCCCATGCGCAACTGGTAGTCGAGCACCGAGTCAGCCCGCGCAAGACGCAACTCGGCCGCGTGGATGCTCGCTTGAAGCTCCTCGATGGCCCGCGCTGCCTCTGCTGCGGTGAGTGTCACTCACGCCCTCCGCGGCACCTTGAGGCGTCGCGCCTCGGCGACGATCCTTTGAGCGAGTGCCTCGACCGCTTGCCTTGACTCCGGCTGCCGTTCCCAAAGCGGCGTTCTGTTCAGAGGCTCCATGCCGAACACCACCGGCAGCGAGAACGGGGCCTTCATCACCAGCTGCATGAACGACCGTCCCTCTCGCGCCGCGTGCGTCACGACATACGCAGCATCATTGTCGACGTCCGTGTTACTTCCTCCGTCGTATTCCCACTTGAAGCCACGCTCCTTGCACAACGCCTTCACCACATCCGAGATCCGCCACCGCTTCACGCGCTTGCTCATCACTCACCTCCACCCTCTCCTGGCGAACGCGGCGTAGCGTCGATCGCGCGCTCGGTCTCGTCGAGCCTGTCGAGAAGTGCCCTCAGTCGCTCGCGCTGCTCGACTGTCGCGGGGTCGCTGTCGACAGCCTGCACACGCAGCACGTCGAGACCATTCAGCTTCGCCACCAACTCGATCGCGCGAATGCGATCGGAGTGCCGCGGCTCGCCCACAATCGGCACACCCTCTGACACACCAATCGTCGCGAGCATGCGACCGTCGGCAATCTCCATGAGTCGCGCCGTCAGCATCTCTGCCGTGATCTTCGATTCCGCTGCGCGTTCCAGCTTGATCGCCCTGATGCGGTCCTGCACCTCCGGCTCGTCGAGCAGCTGGCTTGCGGTCACATGCGCACGGTCGGGAGAGAAGCCAGCGATGGTCGCCGCGCGCTTCCCGTTCATCTGCGCCTCGCCCATGTACGCCTGCACGAACGCCTCGCGCTTGTCGAGCGCAGGCTGAACCGCCCCGCGCTTCTTGCCTGGCGGACGCTTCCCGTTTGTGACACGAGCGGTCATACCGGAGTCATACCGCGTGGCCCGCTCTCACCCTCTCGACCGCCACATCTCGCGCCTCTGACTCACCATCGAAGCGCACCCGCACCGTCTCGAGCCACGGGTTGACCTGCACCACATCATGACCCTCGTACTGCCGCACATGCCGCCCGCAGTACTGCGACCGGATGCCGCCAGCGACGACGCCGCGCACCCACCGCTCGCGCCCTCGCGCGTCGTGCACGTACGCCCAGCACGCGCCGCCCTCGCGCACGTCGAGCAGCCCCGACGCCTCGACCGCAGCGCGCTCGCCGTCCGTCAGCTCGCCGCCCTCGCGACACGTCCGCACGAGCGGCCCGATGGGGTGCGCCTGGAGCTCTCGCGGCTCGCGCCATGACACGGATGTCATAGCGTTTCCCGCCACGACGTTGCCCTCAGACGCCCGCTCGTCACTCGGACGCGCGGACGTAGCTGCCGACCCGTCTCCGGGCCACCTACCCACCGCCGCGCTCACGCGTCCCACCTCGTGACGTGCACCCACTGCGTGCGCCCATCGCTCCGGCGTCGCTTGACGTACGCCGCCCGCAGGCCGCGCCGCGCCCTCAGCGCGTGCTCGGCGTCGAGGTCGCGTAGCAGCGTCTCGTCGCGCACCATGGCAGGCTCCTCGGTCTCGCTCATCGGGTCACCTCAGCCGTAGCGGGCGAACGCCGACGGCGGCGCATGTCGACGCGGCTGGTCAGCTCCAGCGTGTACCCGACGCTCTGCCAGCGAGATGCGGCGCGCGGCGTCAGTCGCTGTTCCCACTGAGCCTTCGTGATGTTGCCCAACAGGAGCGTCTTGGTGCGCGAGCCCTGGCGAGCGTTGATGAGCTCCTCGAGCATCGCGCGCACGTCGTCGAGGCGCTGACGCTCGCCGCCGATCTCGTCGACCACGAGAGCGCGAGCGCGCTTGAGCGACTCCCATCGCTCGCGGTCCGGCCCGTACTGCGCCGACCACAGCCGCACGAGCTCGCTCGAGAGCACGTAGCGGCCGTCCATGTCAGCGACCCACCACGCTGCCGCGACGGTCTTGCCGACGCCGCGTTCGCCCACGACGGCCAGCGCGCACGGCCCGTCCTTCGCCGCGCCCCACGAGAGCACGAGATCGGCCGTGAGCGGGTGTGGCCGCATCTCGTGGACGACCGTCCGCCGCCCGTCGTCGGTCAACTCGCCCGGCAGCTCGCGATCGAGGATCTCTGCGCGTCGCAGTCGACGAGCTTTGCCCTCCTCGCGCCATCGCTCGTAGTCGCGGCGCGCTTCCCACGCGGCAACCTCGGCGTCACTCGCCGGCCCTCGCAGCCCGACCGACCGCAGCGTCGCAATCGCGTCACCCATGACCCACCTCCGTTCGCGCCCATGGCGGGATCTCCTGCACGGCCGGGCGCTCTCGGCTGTGCCCATCGTCGCGAGCCGCATCGAGCGCGGACCGCCCCCACTCGTTCGGGTTCGCCAGCAGATAGCCGACCGGGTAGCCCTCGACCCGCATGGCCTCGTCGTCGAAGAAGCCATCGATGATGGCCACGAGATCGTCGGGCGGCAGCGCGCCGAGGCCGGCCAGCTTGCAGGCGTCGCCGTGGCTTGGCGCGGTGGTCGCGATGCGTCCCGGCACAGCCTTGCGGCGAGTCTGGTAGCCAGCCTGGATGGCGCGCCTCGCGACCTCGATGCGCCCGGTGTCGACGAGGGTTGTAACCGGGCGCGCGCGCGTCTGAGTGTCACTCACGCTAGTGAGTGACTGTTCTTGTTCCTGATCCTGATCTTGATCCTGATCAGAGGGTGGCCTGTAACTTACGGGCTTGTTCGACGTCACCGCCGAGCCGGTTACTTCGATGTTACGCGTAACATCGCGCGCCTTGGCCATCCCGTTACGGGCGCGCTCCTTCTCTTTCTCGTACTTTTCGCGGGTGATGTTGTGGTCGGCCCATTCCCGCAGACGCCACGCTTTCGCCGCGTCGTCGCGCTCCAGCAATCCGGCCGCGGAGAGTTCGTCGAGTTGCTTCCTCGGCGGCGCACCTCCGGCGATGAGCATCAGGGCCGCATCCGGGACCACCCCGTCCGACAGCTGGTCGGCGCACCACGACAGCATCGACACCCACAGGCCGCGCGCTTGGAGCGACAGGCCGCACGTCCGAGGGTGCCGCCAGAACGTCCCCATCACGCGGGCGTAAAAGCCCTTCTTGGTCCTCTCGCTCATCTCGCCTCCCACGTCACCACAGCCACCCCGCACCTCACCACCTCGCAGCCCTGCGCCTCGAGCTGCGCGACCACCTCGCTCGCCGTCGCCCACGGCACGAGCGCGCGACCGCCGCGCATCGAGGCGAGTACCGCTCGCTCTGCGTCGGTCATCGCCACCTCGCCGCCGACGCAAGCGCGCGTCCCACGATCTCGGCGCACTGCGCCACCACCGCGTTCCCGCATGCCATCACTCGCCAGGAGTCCGGCGCTTGACCTTCTTGCGCAGCATGGCCCGCTTCTGCGCCATCTCCTCGGCCGTCATCGGCGCTGGCACCGTCCAGTCGCACGGGAGCCCCATCATCCACTCGACGAACCGCGGGTGGAGCGTGCCGCCAACCGCTGTCGCTAGCCCATCCCCCGACCGCGCTGTCAGTCCAGCTTTGTTGTGGTTGCCCTTGACGGTCGGCGTCGGCAACACCGGCCGTCCCGACGGTTTCGCGGCACCAACCTGAGCGATCAAAGTCGGTCCCCCGCTGCGCTGACGGCGCGTCCCTCCCGATCCGGTGTTCGCCGTGGGCGTCATCAGCAGTCCCGACGGCTGCCGCGCCCCCACCGCTCCCAGCAATGTCGGCGTCCCGTCTCCGTGTGTGCTCGGGCCGTTCACCGCCAGCGACGCGACCGGAGTCGGCAGCAGCCCGCGCTTCGCGAGCGTGTCGAGCGAGGCTCGCTCCTTCCCAGCACGCCCGGCCGAGCCACCCTGGTTGCTGCCGTACCTCTGCGCGGTCGGGGTGGGTAGCAACAAGAAAGAGCCGTCGCCGCTCGTGCGGGGCTCCTGCGTGCGGCCATCCGTGCGTGCGGCGCGGATCTTCTCCCGCTGCGACACACGTCCACTCCGCATCGAACCCGAGATCGGCAAGGTCGGCCAGCACGTCACGCAGTCCGGCCGTGCGCAGTCCTGGCACGTTCTCGACGACAACGGCGCGGGGCTCGACGTCTCGGATGATGCGCGCGAACTCTGGCCACAGCCACCGCTCGTCGGCCTGCGCGAGTCGCTGTCCTGCGACGCTGACCGGTTGGCATGGGAATCCGCCGCAGACCACATCCACCCGAGCTGCTCCACTGGTCACCTCTCTGACGTCTGCGAACCTCGACGCGCTCGGCCAGTGACGGCGAAGCACGGCGCGGCAGTAGGGGTCCCACTCCGCTTGCCACATCACCGGACCAAGCCCCGCACGCTCGAGACCGAGCTCCAGGCCGCCAATGCCGCTGAACAGAGAGCCGATCGTCACGCCGCCCTCCGTCGCATCCGCTCGCCCGTGCGCACGACCTCGACGACCGTGCGCGGGCCCGCGTCGCCGCACATCGCGCGGTCCACCTCGAGCGCGTCGATCTGCGAGTCGTCCTCCCACGCCACGCCGTTGAGCGCGTCGAGGATGAGCTTGCACGCGTTGTCGACGTCGCTGCGTCGCGCGTCCGGCATGTCGAGCCACACGCGCACCAAGAAGCGCCCATCACGCCGCCAGCCACGCGGCCGAGACGCGAGCGCGAGCAGGCGATGCTCGTGCTGTGCCTTGCGCTGGCCTGCCTCGGTGAAGCGCCGCTTCCCGCGCTGCTGCATGGGGCGCTTCCACGTCGTCGGACGGCCCTCGACCACGTACGAGAACGACGCGCTCATGCGGCCCTCCGCGCCGTCACCCAGCGCACGCCATCGGCGCGCCCGACGTACTCGCGAAGCCTTCCGCCGCGTGCCGCCGCCCGAGCTGCGCGCTTTCTCCTCGCGTCATGGTCGCGGTCGCACTCTTCGCAGCGGAGTAGTCGCGGCGATCTGCCGTTGATGATCCGCTTGCAGTCGATGCATGTCGGCGCGCGGCGCGGCTGGTGTCCGTAGCGCGCACGCGCGTATTCGCGCATGTACTCGCGGCGCTGGACGCAGAAGATCGCCCATCGCACGGGGTCCGCGCGCAGTATCGCGTACCGCCTGCGGGATCGTTCCCTGTCCTCCTCAATCTCGCCTTCTGTGCGGAGCGTCGCCTTGATCGAGAAGGCTGCGTGGTGGCTCACGTGGTAGTCGCGCGAGTATCCGAGCGACTCCACGAGCTCGTCGTCATCGAAGATCGACAAGCTCATCGCCACTGCCTCACGCGTCCATCGCCGCCCTTGCTGCGCACGCCCAGCGCCACGAGACGACGCTCGCCAGCGCGGCACTCGCGACAGCGGGAGAGCCGCTGTCCCTCGATGCTGTGCGGCACCATCTGCACCGACCGTGACCGCTGCATCGCACACGAGCGCGCCGACATGCTGATCGCGTACGGCCCGCACCAGATCCGATCGTCCTCGCTCATCACCCCACCTCCGCAAAGCACAGCACCAACTGCGCGGGCCTCGGTCGCTCACACGGTGTTGCGGTGCACGTCGCCGCCTTGCGGCGATCGCGCGATGCCTGCGCGCGCTCGCGACAGCGGCTCATGTACCAAGGATCGAGTCGCCGACTCTGGTAGCGGTCACGGTCCCGCTCCGCCGCCTCGGCGCGCTCCTCGTGCGCACGCTCGCACACGTCGTCCCACTCGGGACACGCGTAGCCGAGCGCGGCGAGCGTCTCGTCGTCGATGTGCATCACTCCCCCATCCATCGAGCAAGCTGCTCGACCGCCTTGACCCAACTGCGTCGCTGGCACTCGTCGCTGCCAGCGGCAGCGAGTTGGGCCTGTTCGATGTGGTGCTCCACCATCAAGCCGCGCGAGTAGCCGCGAGCATCGCGCACGTAGTTGCGCGCCTGACTCGTCGGCGGTCCCACGTGGACCACGCCAGCCGCCTTGAGAACGCCCTCGTGGTAGATGCTCACGCGGCCCTCGCTCTTGCGTCGCGCTCGCGCTTCGCCCGCTGGTGACGACGCCACTCCTCGCGGCGCTGTTCGTCTGTCATCAGAGCGCGCCGCTCGATCACTCGGCGCCTCGCCCGCTCGGCCATCTCCTCGCGCGCCGCCCACGCCTTCGCGCGGATGCTTGCGAGGTACTCCTCCATCGACACGCCTCCGCGTGCGCGTCGTCTGGACGCCTGATACGCGCGCTCCGCTTCCACGTGCCACTGGTGCACGAGCGGGTTGGCGCTGCGCAGCGATGCTGCCGCGACAGCGCGACGCCAGATAGCGCGCGCTTCGTCCATCGTCGGCACTCTCACGGCTCCGACTCCTCCGGCGCAGTCAAGACGAGCCACGCGAGCGCCACGAGGCACCCGCAGAGCACGAGGAACATCCCGGCCTCAAGCGTCATCGCTGCCCCCGCTTGGCGAGCCACGCGGCGCGCGCTTCCTCGAGCTTCTCGGCGCACGCATACGCCGCTTGCCCGTAGGCTTGCGAGAGAGCGGCCGTGTCGATGCGAGCGGCGATCGGCTGCTCCATGAGCACCCGAAACACTTCGCGTGCCGTGGCGTCGATACGGTCGACTCGGGCGCGCTCGTCCTCGCCACCGCCGCGAGACGCGTCCACCTCGGCCACGATGGCCTGCGCCGCGTGCGACATGCGCTCGTTCAAGGCCGCTCGCAGCGGAACGCTGGACCGCTCGACCGCCTCCATTGCGAGCCGCACCAACTCCGACTGCCACTCGTACCTCGTCATCGCACACCTCCCACCACACGAAGCCCACGTTCACGCTGCGCACGACGCAGCCAGTCGCGGCGCGCGGACATCACGCGCTCGACGTCATCCCACTCGGCCAGCTCGCGCTCGGCCTCCTCGGGCGACACGTAGCCGTCCGCCTCGTTCGTCGCGGCGACGCTCATCACGTCGCTCAGTTCGCGCACGATCGCGTGCAGGTCGCGCACGTGCTCGACGTCGGCGCGCACGAGTGAGTGGCGCGGGCCGGCGATGAACGCGGCTAGCGCAAGGCGCAGCGGCTCCGGCGCGAGCGCCGCGCGTGCGATGTCGAGCGTCTTGCCGCCCTTGGGCTTGGCGCACTGCGAGAGGCCCGTGCGCGACATGCACATTACCGCGGCGACCTGCTCGTGCGTCGCGTCGCAAGCGTTGCGGCCACGACGCACAGCCTCGGCGGCATCGCATCGCATCTCGACGAGCGCGCTGTCAGCGCGTGCAGTGACGGTGGTGGTCATCGTCGTCACTCCCCCGCCGTCGGAGCGGCGGTCATGGTGGGGGTGTGCAGGCCGAGCAGCGCATCCGAGGACACGCCGAGCGTCTGGCAGAGACGCCGCAGCGCATCGCCGTCGGGCATGCGGCCGGCCTCGTAGTAAGCGACCGACCGCGGAGACATGCCGGCCGCGACGGCGAGCCCCACCTGCGTCAGCCCCTTCGACACGCGAGCGGCACGGAGCCGCTCTCCCAGCGATTCGTTGGTCATGCCCGCTTGACTAGCAGAGCTAGCACGGTCGTGCAAGCTCGGCCGTGCACGTACCCGGTTGCTGACGCACCGTGCGAGCCTCCAGCCATGTCCACGGCCGATTGGTCAGGCGTCTCACGACGCATCCGCGCACGCCGCACCGAGCTTGGTCTCAGCCAGCAGGAGGCAGCGTCGCGCGCTGGGATCAGCGTGCGGGTCGCGGCGAAGTACGAGACCGAGATCCCGCCGTCCGGCCCGGAGCTCGCCACGCTCGAGAAGCTGGCGCGCGCGCTGGACGTGTCGCCCGCATGGCTGCTCTACGGCGTCGGCGAGCACGTCGCGGAGATCGGCGAGGCCATGCTCACGCAGCTCCGCGGACTCGGTGTGCTGCCTACCGAGGACGAAGTCGCTTGGGTCACGAGCGCGCCCAACTTCCTGCACATGGACGCGCTTGGCGTCGCGCAGGCGATCCTTGGACAGCGTCGAGGAATCGCGCCGGAGACGGCTGCTATCATCGAGGCGGAGACGAAGAGGCACGACGATCCAAGCGTGCCGCGGAGGAAGCGATGACGATGCGATGGGGGATGGCGCTGACGGTGGCGCTGCTGTGTGGGTGCGGCGCGGAGATGCAGGCGGCCGACGCGGGCGATGTCGCGATGCTGCCCGATGTCTGGTGGGGCGATGCTCCGGTTCCGGAGTGCACGCCGGGATGCTCGAGTGTGCAGATGTGCTGCACGAGCAGCGTCGCCGGCAATCGCTGCGTGGACCACTTCTCAGATCCATCGAACTGCGGCGGCTGCGGCATCGTGTGCCGCGCGACCGAGTTGTGCATCAACCAGGCGTGTCGCGTGCCTGGAACGCTCGATGCCGGTCCCGTTGACGCGTACGTGCGACAGCCGGACGCGCCGATCATCGGCAGCTGCTCGCCTGCGTGTGGCGCCGACTTCCAGTGCTGCGGCTCGACGTGCGTGAACCGTGACGGCGCGGGCGGCACCTCGGATTCGTCGTTCGCGAACTGCGGCGCGTGCGGCCGTACGTGCGACGCGGACACGGCGAACCGCTGCGGTCGCTTCGGCACGATGACGAGGTGCATGTGCGGCGACGGACCATCCTGCGAGGCCGGCGCGCGCTGTCAGCTCGACAGCGACGGTACGCTGGTCTGCATGTAGCCGACCTCTCGCAGCCTGCGCCTGATGATCTCGCGGCTCGCGAGCGGCCACAGTGCGCGCAGCGCATCGACGCTGCCGCGAGTGTCCCGCGCATCGCGCACGAATGCTCGGCGTGGCAGGAGGAGCGCGCATCCGATGCGCGAGCACACGCGCTCGAGGATGTCGCCGCGCAGACGCGCCCCGCGCACGAGCTCGTGGCCGCACTCGTGCGCCACGTAGTACGCGATCGCGTCGTCAGGCGCGTCGGATGGGTACCAGACGATCCCGCCGTCGAGGCGGGGTCGCATGCCTGGTAGCGGCGCTAGCCGCAGTCCGAGATAGCTCACCGCGAACGTGCGCGGATCGCATCGCGGTCGGTCGTCGAGCCCGCTCTCGACCGTGGCCTGTCGGGCCACCTCCTCGGCCTCGTCCTCGCTCACGCCAGAACGGACGTGCCGCGCCGTCGCTGACTGACATCACTGACGCGTTGGGCGGACCCAATCCAGTCCGTGCACGGCAAACGGCACATGCACCGGCAGGCGGCCGGCAATCGGCACCTCGACGATGACCTCGCGCGCGTCGAGCATGGAGCGCACGAACGCGCCGCCGTCGCTGACAAAGACGCCCTCGCGCGATTCCGACTCGCTCGCCTGCCACGAGGAGACGGGCAGGTCGTCAAACCGCGCTTCGATGCGGCACCCGCGGTACCCGCAGTCCACCACGCCGCCATACATCGTCACGAAGACGTCGGGGTCATCCTCGTAGCGCGCGGCACGCACGCACAGCCTTGCTCGAGCCTCGCCCCACGGCTCTCCGACGCGGACGGGACGCGTTGACTCGGTGCACGCGATGTCGCGCACGGTGCCGCGCATCTCGTCAGGCAACTCGCGATACGTCCACACGGTCACGAACGCGTCGGCGGCAGCGTCGCGACCGCTGTCCGTGCCCGCGTCAACGCTGACCAGGAACTCCGCGATCGTCTGCGTTTCGGCCTCGCGCGGTGGCTCGCTCATCGAGTGCACGGCCAGTCCGCCCACGAGAGCGCCGACGAGGAATCCCACGGCACCCGCTGTCCCCTGTTGCATGCGCTGACGGTCGCGCTCCGCACCCTCGGAGTCCGTGAGTGTTCGCACGTTTCTTCCGTGCTCGCCTTGACGTGCTAGCACCGCCGTGCATACTGGGACCCATGGAGGTCGGCATGGACGGCGAGATCAGGACGCAGCGCCTCGGCTGCGCGTGCGTCGGGACGGGCGTGGTCGTGGCGGGCGAGTGGCGGCACGTGAGCGGCGAGATGCGCTGGACGCGCGTGACGCACCCGTGCCCCGACTGCCGGCGAGCGGACGACGTGGCGAGCCGCGAGACGCTGCCCGCGCCCGCGCCGCTCGACATGGACTGCTGGCACGACGCGCTCGACATGGGCGACGCTGACGAGGCGTGCCCGTGCTGCGGCGGTGACGGCTACCACGCCGACCGCGACCCCGACGGCCTCGAGTGCGGCGAGCAGCGCGTGTGCCCGCGCTGCGATGGCCGCGGGCTCGTCGCGAGCGATGCGACGATCGCTGCGTGCCGCGAGGGGTACGCGTCGATGCCGATCGACGACATCGAGGCAGGCGTGCGCGCGTGGCCGCTCAGCTACGCCGAGGCGCGTCCCGAGCAGCCGTGCAGCGTGCGGGAGGTGGCGTGATGGAAGCGTGGCAGATGACGCGCGCGCAATGGAAGGCGCGCGCAGGCGTGCACACGCCGCACATCGGTGAGGTCTCCGCTGTCCAGCTTGGGCGCATGTCGCGCGCTGCGAGGACGCGATACGACAACGAGCGTCGCGCCGAGTGGCAGGCGTCCGCCGATGCGTCGAGTGAGTACGCGCGCCGCTGCGTCGAGGCGTACGACGCCGATCCGACCGTGCTCGAGCGCGCGTCCAGCGATGCGCGGTCGGCCATCCACGCCGCGCTTGCGCAGCGCGAGAAGGAATCGCGCGGCCAGCGGCTACAGGCGCTCGCAAAGCAGAACGTGGACGTGGCCGCAGCCAAGCCTGGCGACCGCGTGTGGTGGGTGCTCGGCGGGCGCTACGTGCGAGTTGTCGCCGCTCTGCACGTGTCGCTGCGCGTCGTGGTCGGCGACCGTCAGATCCGAGTCAACCGCGGCGAATGTCAGTGGCTCCAGTACAACGACCTCGTGGCCGCCGAGGCCGCGGGACGCACCGTCGACGAACGGCGCGTCTTCGTGGAGATGGCACGAGGAGACGCATCGTGACCGCGCTCGCTGGCGAACTGACGGTGCGGCAGCTCGGCGAGATGCTGCGTTCGCGCGGCGCGGACAACCTGCACGTGCGGCACGTGGGCAACACGTGGTGCGTGATGCTGCGCGGATGGGTCATCGCCACGCCCGATCTTCAGGACGCACTCATGCGCGCGGTGTCGCGCATCGACGGGGAGCGTCGTGGCTGACGCGCTGTCGCTCGACCTCGAGACGGTGGCGGCGCAGACGGCGACGGTCGTCGATCCGTGGCTCGCACGCCGTCGTCACGGGTGGGGCGCGTCGGAGGTGCCTGCGCTGCTGCTCGCGTACGACCGTCGAGACGACGAGGCGCGCACGGCGCGGCGCTATCATCTCGAGGACGCCGAGGTCACGCGACGCGGCGGCGTGCCGCGCATCGTGGCACGCAAGGCCGGCCTCCTCGCGAGCGTTCGCCTCTCTCGTGCGATGAGTGAGGGAGCGAGACGCGAGCGCGAGCTTGTCGAGACGTGGGCGCGTGACTGCGGATACGACGGCGTGACGATGGCCGATGCGATGCCGCGGGAGTTTCTCCCGCTGCGCGACGACGAGTGCCCGCGACTGACCGCCACGCCTGATGCGTGGTGCCGCGGTCCGAGCGACGAACTGATCGCGGTCGAGGCTAAGTGCACGTTCGATTGCCCGAGCGAGTGCGGATGGTACTGGCGCGCTCAGACGCAGGCGCAGATGGCGTGCATGTCCGCCGCTGCCGCGGTGCTGGTGTGCGGGCCTGGATGGGTGCGCGGCGAGGACTCGCGGCCGATCTCGTGGCTCATCGAGCGCGACGAGCAGGAGATTGCGCGCATCCGCGATGTGTGCGTCCGCGCGTGGGCGGACGTGGAGAGGGTGAGGCAATGACGATCAGCGAGATCCAGAGGACGATGCTTAACGAGGCGCTCCCGCGCGATCGCGTGGCGCAGCGTGAGCAGGCCGGGCGCGCGCTGTCGTACGTCGAGGGCTGGTGGGTGATCGCGGAGCTCAACCGCGTCTTCCCGTCGGGCTGGTCGTACGACGCGGGCGACACGCGCGAGGTGGCGCGAGAGCAGGACGACAAGGGGCGATGGCGCGTGAGCTACAGCGCGCGCTGCGTGCTCGAGGCTGGCGGCGTGCGCATCGTCGATCGCGGCCACGGCCACGGCATCGACAAGCAAGCCGGCATCGCGGTCGAGAGTGCCGAGAAGGAAGCGTGTACGGACGCGCTCAAGCGGTGCGCGAAGTCGCTGGGCTACAGGCTCGGCCTCGCGCTCTACGACAAGACGCAGGAACACGTCGCCGACGAAGCCGCGGAGCCGCAGGCGCCCGCGCACACGGCCTCGCAGGAGGCACGCGTCTACGACGACTGGAGCAGCGGAGTCATCCCGGCCGACGAGCTGCGCAAGCTCTGGCCGACGCTGAGTGACGGTCTGCGCAAGCGGATCAACGAAGAAAAGGCGCGGCGCAAGGCCGCACAGGGCGCGCAGGCGCAGAGCGGAGGTCGGTGATGAGTGGAAGACCCGAGGTCAAGATCAGTCTCGCGAGCAAGGGCAAGGACGGCGATCGCGAGTACGTCGATCTGTTCGCGTTCTGGCGGAACGAGCGCGGCCAGCTCGGCGGCAAGGTCGATCGCGGCGTGGCTGCGATCCAGATCATCCGCAAGGACGGCACGAAGGAGATCGTGAAGCCCGACGAAAAGGGCTACCTCGACGGTTGGTTCATCAACGCCAAGGTGGAGAGTGCGGGCGAGTCCGCGCCGCAGCGCACGCAGCGGTCGAGCAACGCGCGTCCACCGCAGTCGAGGCGCGAGGAGCCGGTCGACGACTTCGTGGACGACGACATCCCTTTTGATTGACCCCACCGAGGTTGCGTTCGCCTCGGTGGGGCAGGAGGCAAGATGGAACGTGAGAAGTGCGAGCGCCTGTTCAACAAGCGTGTGACCAAGAGCGATGGTTGCTGGATTCACTCCGGGTCTCGCGCTTCTCACGGGTACCCACAAGCAACCGGTCTGGATGGCAGAACAAACACAGCGCACCGAGTCTCGTACATGCTCAATGTTGGCGAGATTCCAGCTGGGAAGTTCGTTTGCCACAAGTGCGACAACAGGCTTTGCGTAAGGCCTGACCATCTGTACGCGGGCACGCACCGAGAGAACATGCGTGACATGCGCGTGCGCGAGCGAAATATCCGGAAGCTCACGCACGAGCAGGCGGCCAGAATCAGGGCCGACACGCGGCCACAGCGGCAGATCGCAGCGGACTACGGCGTCAGCCAGTCCACGGTTTGGCACATCAAGATTGGTCGGACTCACTACTAGGCCACCAGGCCGCGCGGCTCGTCCGCGCGCTGCGCTCGACAGCACCGCAGTCACGACCCTCCACGGCACCACGGCACCGGGCGATCCGGTGAGCCACGGAAGGCGACTGACACGGCGTCTAGCTCAGCGCGGGCACGAGCGGAGGTGAGTGATGACGAACGAAGAACTGGCGGACATCCGCGCCTACGTCGCACAGCGCGCGGCAGCGCGAGCGCGAAGCGAGCACATCGACAGCGACGAGCGGCGCGAGGCTGCGCTGCTCGGGGCGCTCGACGAGGCGACGCGACAGCGCGACGAGGCACGCGTCGGCTACGAAGCGGCGGTGCGCGATCTGCTCGCCGAGATCGACCGCCTGCGCGATTCGCACTCAACGCTCGTCAACCGCGTGCTCGACGTGGAGCGCGTGCTCGAGGACGTCGGCTGTGACTGCGCGTGCGACCACGCGTCGCTCGAGGAGCACGAGCCCGATTGCCATCCGTGCGTCGCCTGCCGCGTCGCTGACGCGCTGTGGCCGGAGGCGGGACGATGACCGCGCCCACGGAACACGACCACCGCGCCGCGATCGCGGCGAACCTGGACCGCATCAAGCTGCCGACCTACGCGGATGCGGTGCGCGCGCTGCCCGTCATCCCGACGTGCGGTGACTGCGGGTGGCAGGCGTCGGCGCTGTCGAGGACAGGAGCCGTGATCCGCGTGTGCATCAAGAGCAAGGCGCGCGAGATCGACCTGTCGGCCGCACCGCCGTCGTGGTGCGAACTGCGAGACAAGCGATGACCGACCTGTACGAAGCCCTCCGCGCCGCCATAGCGCCAGACGGCCGCGTGCGCCTGACGCTGCCGCTGCTCACGGCGATGCGCGAGGAGGTCGAGCGACGGGAACGCGGCGAGTCGATCGAGGTGTTGCGCGAGCGAGCGGAGACCGCGGAGCGCGAGCTCGAAGGCGCAGAGCGCGAGGCCGACGAGCAGCGCGAGCGACGCAAGCGCGCCGAGCTCGAGCGCGATGGAGCGCACCAGCGGGCGGAGAAGGCCGAGCGCGACATGCACAACCTCATCGCCCACGCTCGCGCGTGCCTCGACCCCGAGATCGTCTCGCGCGACCCGGCACACGCGAGGCTGGCCGCGCTCCTCGAGCGCATCGAGGGCACATGAGTGCCGCGCGCACGCTCACCGATGCCGATCCGTGGTTCGACGCGCACGAGGCAGCTGCGTACCTGCGGCTCTCCGAGTCACGCGTGCGCGACCTCGCGCGTGCTGGCGAGCTGCGCGAGGATGGACGCGGCCCGAAGGGCATCCGGATGTGGCGGCGCTCCACGCTTGACGCGTGGTTTGTGAGGAGACGAGACGATGCCGAAGCGACGAGACACGAAGCCGACCGCGCACTCAGGCATCCGCTCGACGGAGGGCGGGCACGTGGTTCGTGTGCGGGTCCGCGACCCTCGGACGGGGCAGGAGGTGGACCGCCCGCGCTTCGTGCCGGGGTCACTGCGGGAGGCGCTGCGCGTCCAGGCCGAGATGCGCGCCGAGGTGCGCGAGCGGGGCAGGGTGACGCGCACGAAGCTGTCGGACTACGCGCGCTCGTGGCTCGCGAGAAAGCGGACCGCGCTCTCCGTCGCGACGCTCGATAGGTACGCCGTCGCTCTCGAGGATCACATCATGCCGACGCTCGGCGCGTGGTACGTCGATGCGATCACGCCGGACGCGTGTGTCTCGTGGCGCGACGAGGCCGCGGCTCGCACCTACGGCGACAGGCGCACGTACGGCGCACGCACCATCAACGGATGGCTCCGCGTGCTCCGCACCGTGCTCGCCGATGCGTGCGTCGAGCTGCGTCTCGGGCCCTCGCCCGCGTCGAGGCTGCGCGCGCTGCCCGAGCCGCCAGCGTACGACGACAACGACCCGAACGTGCTCAGCGCGACCGAGCTCGGCGCGCTACTCGTGGCGCTGCGCGAGACGGCCCCCGCGTGGTACGCGCTGATCGCGCTCATGGGCCTCACCGGCCTCCGCACGAGCGAGGCTACCGCGCTGCGCTGGTCGGACATCGACGGCGACGTCATCACGGTGCGCCGCTCGGCTGTGCGCGGGCACGTTCGCGAGCGCACGAAGACGGGCGCGGTGAGACGCGTGCCTCTCGCGCCCGTCGTGGTCGATGTGCTACGAGAGCAGCGTGCGGCGCTCGAGCTGCGCGCCCGCGAAGAGTCGATCGCGCGCGGCGAGATCGTGCCGGCGAGCGAATGGGTGTTTCCGTCGGACGTGGGCACACCGCGCTACGGCACCACGCTCGCGCGCCCCCTGCGCCGCGCGATGGTTGCCGCGGGCATAGAGCGCCGACTCACGCCGCACGGGCTGAGGCGCACCTTGAACGACGTGCTGCGCGTGGTCGCCTCGGCCGACGTCCAGAAGGCGATCACGGGGCACAGTAGCGAGGCGATGCGCCAGCACTACGCGCATGTGCGCGTCGAGGAGCGCGCGGCAGCGATCGCACGCGTCGCAGACGTTGTGCGTCTGGAGCGACGGTGACGCGGCTCCGGGGTACTTGCGGGGTACCGAGCGCCGGTCTTGAAGCGGGACAAGGGATTCGAACCCTCGACTTCAACCTTGGCAAGGGTGGCGCGACTGAACAGATCGCCAGCGTTTCGAGCGATTTTCCCGAGCAAGACGACGATGCGTGACGGCGCTCGACGGGCGCTGACGGTGCGTGCGCGGGGTACTTGCGGGGTACCGCGCTCGCCTGCTGGGGGTGCGCGGGACTCGAACCCGAGCACGACGCGCGCACGTAAGGCAATCCGACGAATCCGAGCGCAAGCGATGCGTCCGGATTGCGCGCGTTTCGCATGAGAACGAAAGTAACGCGGCGTTTGCTGGCGCAGTCCAGCGGAGGTGAGGCAATGGGCGACAGCGACAAGTGGTGGCGGCACACGTACCGTGTGCCATCGGAGCGGTTGCGGGAGCTCCGGGCCGGTCTCGTTGGCCAGACGGACCGAGACGTGGCGGTTGAGCTGCTCGGCGCGGCGGAGCGCATGGCCGGCGAGATCGAGCGCATGCGAGCCGCGCTCGATGTGTCAGGGGCGCAGGCCAATCTTGCCGAACGCGTGCTCGACGTGGAGCGCGTGCTCGAGGACGTCGGCTGTGACTGCGCGTGCGACCACGCGTCGGTCGAGGAGCACGAGCCCGAGTGTCGGCCGTGCGTTGCCTGCCGCGTCGCGCATGCGCTCTGGCCGTGAAAATGGCTGGACCCACTTGCGCATTTAAGCGCCGGGTGTATATTAAGACCCATGACGGCGAACAAGACCTGGAAGCGCGGCGGCAAGAACGTGGTTACCGGCCAGGCTGTCGAGTGGAACGGCGAGGAGTACTTCGTGGACTCCTACTACCAGAAGGGTGGCGCGGAGCACTACGTGTACGACGCTGACTCGATCGTTGGACAGGTGTCGACGGTCGACGGCGCGGACACTGCGGACTCGACGGCGCGCCTGTTCCGCTCGGCAATCACGAGCGACGACCTCCGCGCGATCGTCGACTCGCTGTGATCCAGCGCCGAGGTCCTGTGTTTTGAGGTCCTGTGTTTTCGTGACGAGGTCCTGTGTTTGGCGCAGTCCAGCGGTTCGCCCGCAGCGAGTGGAGGTGAGTCGATGACGAAGAGGCAGGCACGACGCATCCGGCGCAAGGCCAACGCGTGGGCCCGCGAGACGCGGCGCTTGATGCTGCATCGCGGCGAGGGCAAGCGTCGTCAGTGCACAACCGCCGAGCTGCGACGGTGGGCGCGTGAGTGGCCGTGGTTCCGCACCCGGGCTCGCTGGGAGACGTTGTGACGAAGCGCGGCGCACAGAGGGCGCGTGGTCGAGCGAGGGCGCGTCGCCGCGCCATGCTCGGCACTTGCCGAGATCGAGTGGTGGATTCAGCGCATGGCGAATGACAGAAGCGTCGCCGTCGTGTTCGCGTTGGCGTCCGAGGCCTTCGCGGTAGCAGCCGAGCGCGCAAACAAGCCGCGCGACGCGTAGCGACGCTGACGATTTTTCGCCAGCGATTCCGCGCATTTACGCGCCGTCGCGAAAATAGTTGTGGTCGGGCACTTGCGTATTTCAGCGCCGGGTCTATATTCACTCCACATGACGACGGGCACGGAGCCCGACGCGAGGAGAGGCAAGACCATGAGCAGCTACACGATCACGGCGAACGGCAAGACGATGGGCACCTACGAGGGCGCGACGCGCGACGAGGCGATCCTCGCCTACGTGCGCGATGCCGGGTACGCGAGCGTCGAGGATGCCGCGGAGACGCTCGGGCAGACGGCCGAGGCGTTCCTCGCGGCGCTGGTCGTCGACGAGGAGCGCGGGCTCGTGGCGGGGTGTCTGGCTGTCGAGGGTGGGCACACTGTAGTGCGCGTCGGCGCTCCGGCGCGTCGCGACATGGGCCGTCGCCACCGTCACACGTCCACCGGCCAGACCGCGGAGTCTCTCCTCAGCGTCGTGAGCGAGGATGAGGCGGAGAGTGGCATCGCGTCGGGTCGATACGTCGACGGGCGCTGACCCACCACGATCCTCCGCCCACGCGGAGATGCGCGCCCCGAGAGGATCGCGCCGGCTCGCTACCGGCAGGGCGCATCGCGGCACAGGGCCGCACGAGGAGAGACGACGATGACGACCACGAGCACCACGATCGGATACCTCGCCACAACCGCCGAGGACTGGCGCGCCGTTGCGCGCGCCGCCGATGCGCTGGGCGCGTCCGCCGATGACTGCTGGGCGGCATCGGACGACGCGTGGGACCGCGGCGACCTTTCCGCCGCGCGCATGCTCGCTCGCGCCGCGGCCTGGTTCTCCGAGACGCCCTCGCAGCGTCGCGCCTCGCGCGCGTTTGACGCGCCCGAGTCCAGGGGGCTCGACACGATTGGATCCGACTCGATCGCGACCTCTGGCGTGCCGTCCGCGCATGACCGTCGGCGACATGACGCGCGACCGGGCGCCTTCTGTGTCTGCGACGCGTGCGCTTACACCGGTTCTGCTAGGGGGGCGTGGTGACCGACCGCATGCAGCGCGCGCAGGCCGCCTACGACGCGGCCGAGCCGGATGACACGGAGTGGGTCGAGTGCCCCGAGTGCGGCGGCTCGGGGGGCGTCTCGGCGTGCGACTCGGAGGGCGAGTACCTCGGGGAGTGCCCGCGGTGCGGCGGTGCGGGCGAGGTGCGGCAGGAGGGCGAGTCATGACGACGTGCAAGGCCTGCGGCGGCGAGTACGTGGCCGGCGAGCGATGCCCCGCCCGAGGCGACGAGGCGCACACGCGCGGCCGTGGGCGGCCCGCCTACGCCGACGACGAGCGACGCAGCGTGCGTCTCGAGGTGCGTCTCAGCGCCGACGAGGACGCGGAGGTGCGCGCCTACGCCGAGAGGCGCGAGCAGCCGATCGCCGAGGCTGTGCGTGACGCGGTGCTCAGGGCCGCGCGTCGGGCCACCGCTCCGACCAGCGACGCAGCACCGTCACCTCGTCGTCGTCGAGCGACGTGACCGACCACAGCCACACCCCCGGCACGTCCACCGCGCCGCGCTCGTCGAGGCACACGCGCCGCAGGTCGGCCTCCAGGCGCGTGCCACCGTCCTGGCCCTCGGCCGTCTCGGTGCGCCGCTCGTAGAGCGCGACGTGAGGCAGCACGCGGGCACGTCCCCACGTCCGCGCGTGCTCGGCGATGCCAGCCCGCGCTCGCGACGAGGCCGCCCGCTCGTAGCACTGCCAGCCGAGCCATCCCGCGTCATGCGTGCGAGACCAGTCCGCCAGCGTCGCCCACGGCCAGCGCGTCCCGCGGTCGCTGGGAGCTCCCAGCGTCGTTACTGCGACGGGGATGCCGCCCGAGCCAGCGACGCACGCGTCCAGCGTGGCACGCAGTGCCGGGCCGCGACGCTGGTACGGCGCCTCGGCGTCGAGGATGGCTGTAGAGGCGCGCACGAGCAGCGACGAGGCCGTGAGGCGCGCTGCGACGTCGGCCGGGTCCTTGACGGCGTCGGAGCCTGGGAAGCTGTACACGTGCACGGCCAGTCCCTCCGCGCGAGCGTCGGCGGCCCACGAGGAGAGTTGCGCGCCGGTCGCGCGCCAGCCGCTCACGGCCTCCGCGCACAGTGCGACGTGGCGCACGCCAGCGAGACGCAGGCGGCGAGCGGTGCGGCGGGAGAGGCCGCCGCGCTGGAGGTAGACGCCGAGTCCGCGGGGCGCGCTCACCGCACCACCTCGCGTCGGTCCACGTCGCGCATCGCCGCGATCTCGCGTGCGTAGTGCGCGCGGATGCGGCGGCCCTCCTCATGCGCCGCGAGGATCTCCTCTCGTGTCGGCGTCCTGACGACCGCGGACAGCCACGCCTGGCCGATGGTCCGCCATCCGCTCATGTCGATCGCGCTCACCAGATCCGCTCCCATCTCGCGAGGTCTTGCGCTCGCGCGTCACGTCGCATCGTCGCGCCCCACTCCGTGCGCACCGCGAGCGTCACCCACTCGCCGATCACCTCGGTCACGCGCCAGATAAAGCGCGGGTCGTCGGGGTCGCGCAGCTGGTCACCGCGCACGTAGGGCACACGCTCCATGCGTCCTCCACCCCTACGCGGCGAACGCGCCGCCGATGGGCACGACGGGCGGCACGATGGCGTCTAGGCTCGGGTCGTCATCCGCGCAGCCGACCTCGACGACGCGCAGATCGCCGACGATGTGACGCGCGGTGCTCTCCCACATGACCTGCGCTGGCCGCGAGCCGTGGATGCCATACGCGCCTTGTGCGTACGCGGCGGTCCCGCCGAGACAGCCGTTGACCACGATGTCGATCCCGTCGTCGAGCGCGGTGCGCAGTGGCACGTGGTAGTGGCCGAGAGCGAGCGCGCGGATCGGTGCCTCGCCCTGCGTCGCGCGTGCGCTGTTCCAGCGCCGCAGCTGGTCGGCGATGCGGTGCGTGTGCACCGTGCGGCCCGGCTGGCCCGCGCTGATCACGGTGTCGCCGTGCGTGAGCGCGCCGATCGCGCCGCCTGGCGCGGTCCACGTCGCGTAGGGCGTGACCGGGATCGCGAACGTGACGCCCGAGTCGCGCGCGAAGACCGCCTCGAGCATGCGGTAGAGCACCGTGACCGCCCCGTCCCACTTGCTCGACACGGCGCGGCCCATCGAGTGCGGCCAGCGGCCGTGGTTGCCAGGCGTGCACACGACATCGACGCGCGAGAACGCTTCGCGCAGATAGGCGATCGTGTGCGTGAGGATCTGCCGAGCGCCGTCGAGCTGCGACGCGAGCGCGTCGTGGTCGCGTGACGGCCCGTGAATCTCGCCCTCGATGATGTCGCCGCCGAGCAGTAGGCGACACGTCGTCGCGCCTCGGTGCGCGGGCTTGTACGCCGCGGCCTCGCGCGCCACGTACGCGGTGCGCCTCGCAGCCTCGCGCCAGCCGTAGCGGCTGCCAGGCACCTCGCGCGAGTCGATGATCTGCCCGTAGTGCAGGTCCGACAGCAGCACGACGACCTCTCGCTCGCCGTCGTACGCTCGCGTGGCGGACGTGCGGCACGGCCCGCGTACGACACACGGCGTCGATGCGATGGCCTCGGAGAGACGCGTGGCGAGCGTGTCCGTCCAGTGCTCGCGGTCGCCAACGAGTCGCTCGAGGCGACGCGCGTGGAGCAGGTCGCGCTGCACACCTCGGCGCTCTCCGAGCTCGGCCGGCGAGGGCTGCTCGTCACCGCTCGGCGCGTCGAGCTCCATCGCAGCGGCCGCCTTGGAACGCGCCCAGCCGCCGAGGGCTTCGTAGTCGCCGGAGCACGGCCAGTGCTCGTCGGTGTCGACGCGCGCGAGCGTCACGCGGTCGCGCGACATCTCGACGACGCGCTTGCCCGCGCGGTGCGCGGCCTCGACGACGCAGCCGATCACCCATGCGCGATGGGCAGCGGTGCCCTTGGTGGGTCGCTCGGTCACGCGGGCACCTCGACGATGTGGATCGGCGCGCGCACTGACGGGCAATGACGGATCGCAGCTTGGATGGCCGCTCGTGCGCGGTGCCTTGGAGCCCCGCGCGTCGTCGTCAGCGAGCCGAGCGCGTAGGCCGCACCGCTGCCGATCGACGTGTAGCCGTGCGCGCTGCGGTAGACCGAGAAGTCCGGCTGCACGACCCATGCTTGCCCGCCGCACGCGACGAGCAGCAGCGAGCCGCTTGAGGGCGAGGACTCGCCGTCGGAGCCAGCCACGCGTGCCTCGATGGCAGCGGACCGCAGGCCCATCGCGAGCTGGCTCACGTAGTCGCGCGGCGAGTGCGCTCGCTTGCGCGACGGGATCTTGATGCCGCTCAGCCATGTCGTGATGAGCACGCCGCCGCAGAAGCCGATCGCGATGCCGTCGCGCTCGCTGATCTTCGGCTCGGCCGACAGCTCCGCTGATTCCTCGTTGCCGATGAACGAGTCGCTGGCCATCACCACGCCACCCTCGTACTCCACCGCCACGATGCACGTCATGCGTACGCCTCCCCCTGCGTGCGACACCACCACACGAGCGCGACCGTCTGCGACGCGGTGAGCGTCACGGCGTCGCCGTCGTCGTCATCGATCACGAGCGCGTACACGACCTCGGCAGCGGTGCGCGGGTCGTCGCGCATGCGACGCTTGGCCGCCGAGATGGCGCGGCGCGAGATCACGCCGACTCGCGCTGCGCGATGCGCAGGAGCACGAGGTACGCGATGCACTCGACCGTGAGGTCTTCGCCCGTGCTGCGATCGAAGCGCGCCAGGCGCATCGCAAGTGCGTCGCGCTCGTGCACCTCACGAAACAGTGTGGACACGTCGGCCACGCCGTCCCACGCCTCCAGCCTGCCCACGAGCAGCGCGCGCGTTTCCGCGAGCACTGCATCCACCATCTCCTCGCCACTCACGCCCACGGTAGCCTCCTGTCAGCCACGGAGGGCGAACGCAGCTCGGGCGCATTGCGGTCGAGCCACGCGATCGCGGTGCGGCCCGCGTGCGACACGATGCCGCCTGCGACGATGGTAGGCGCGCGGCTCGCGAGGAAGCGGCGCAGGTACGCGACGTCGGCGTCACTCACGCCGTAGCCGTGCATCGACTCGGCGCGGACGCGCGGATACCAGTCCTCGATCGTGCCGTAGCGCCAGTGATGGAGCTCGAGATTGACGGCGTAGGCCTCGGCCTCGATGCGCGTGCGGCGCGCCTTGCTCACGAGGTAGTCGAAGCCGTGCGCAAGCGTGCTCGTTGCGTCTTGCTGGTGGATGCGCTCGCACTCGTGGGCGAGCACCTCGATCTGCTGCCAGCACGACCAGCGACCATCGACGCCGACGTCGAACGGCACGAGCACCGTGCGGCCGAGCGTGGTCACGTAGTTGTCGAGGAACGCGTCGCGGCTCTTCTGGATCTGCACCGTCGCGAGGAACGTCGCGGCGACCTCCATCGCGAGATCGCCGCGCTTGGGCTTCACGCTCGCGCCGTACTGCTCGCACATGACGCGATAGAAGGCGCGCACCGTGTCCGGCGAGATGTCCGAGTCAGCGATCACGCGGCCCTCCTGTCAGCGCGAGAGCGACGAGCGCGCCGATGACCGACGCGACGCCGCCGAGATAGCCCGCGGCGAGCAGGCCGAGGGCAGCGAGCGCGGTCACGGCGTCACCGCGTCGAGCCACGCGCCGAAGTCCGCGCGCTCGTCATCGGTGAGCGCCGGCACGAACCCAGCGCCGGTGCGTTTGCGCCCGCGCGACGCAGCCCACTCGTTCCACCGAGCGTTGATCCACACGATGTACGAGGCGTTCCCGCTGCGCTCCAGTTCGGCACGCCACCCGGTGGTCGCGCGCACGTACGCGGCGAAATACGGCTGCATCACGGCCGCTCCGGCAGACACGCCGTCACGACCTCGCCAGCCGAGACGGTCTCGCTGCACGCCCACTCGCCGCCGCTCGTGAGCGCGTCGCAGTCGGACACGAGCGTCCACTGGCCGCGCGAGTTGCAGAGCTCGACGCGCGAGCCTGAACACCTCGACGCCAGCGTCTGGCAGACGGGCGCAGGGCAGCCCGTGCACAGCCAGCCGATGACGAACGCCACGGTGAGCGACACCACGAGATCGCCGCGCGTCACGACCGACGCTCGAGGCCAACGAAGACGCCGACGAGATGCACCTCGCCCGTCTCCGGATCCTCGAACTCGCGTGCCTCGTAGACGGCATCGCGCGCGCCCGATGCGATGCGCACGCGGTCGCCTGCCTGGGTGACCTCGGCCGTGGTGCCGCCGTGGTCGCCGCCCGTGAGAGTGATGGTGATCATTCCAGGTAACCCTCGATGACCGCGACGCCACGGATGATCTCGGATGCCGTCGCGGTTCCCACCGGCATCTTGAGCGCCAGGTGGAACACCTGACCCGACTCGACCACGAAGGGCGTATCCGTCTGCCACTGCACGGGCGCGACGTTCGCGCCGATCGCCGCGCCGACGGGGATCGACTGCGACCCGATCGGCTTGCGGAAGCTGTTCGCGGCGAGCGTGACGGCCGCGGCGCGACCGAGGAACCACTGCAGCAACGTGGGCGTCGTCGCGCTTGCGGCGCCCATGACCCACGTGTCGATCTTCACGCCCGTCACGCACAGGGTCATGCCCGTAGGCACCGTGAAGGCGAAGAGAGCGTAGTCGGTCTCCGCGCCGGCCACGGCAGCGAACTGCCACTGGCCGCCAAGCGTCGTGTAGCCGGCCGCGGTGTTCGAGAGCGTTGCGCTCGCAGGCGCGGCGCTGTTCGCGTGGTTTGCGAGCTGCGCACCGCTCGTGGGATTGAGCAGCGTCGAGCGCCCCGCGCGCGCGAGGGCGTGCTGGAAGAGACGGCCCTCGTCGATGTCCTGCTGCATCACCGCCACCTCTGAGTAGAAGAGACGGTTTGCAGTCGCAGGAGCCGTCACGTTCAAGACGCGCAGCAGCAAGGGAAGTGCGCGCTGCGAGGTGTGCCGGATCTGCGTCTGCGTGTACGAGAGCGTGGCGTCGAGCACGGGCCCGGTCGCTGTCGACCCGTTGCTGTCCCACATCACGACGCGGAAGGCGTCGTCCAGCCAGTAGAGATCGAGGTCGTACCAGTACGTCGGCTTGACGTTGGCCGGGCCCGCACCCATCGAGACGCCGGTCGAGAGCGTCGCCGTGTCCGCGCTGCTCGTCACGTAGACGAGCTCGAGCGCGCCCGACGTGGTGACGCGCAGGCACACGCCATCGACCAGCTGCTCGGTCGTTCCGCTCGCGGTGGCGAAGCCGACCTGCATCACCGACCCGGCAGCGTTCCAGTCGAATCGCGTCCGAATGCTGTGCCGCAGCACTCCCTCGCGCGGCTTCACGAACCGCGCGACCGACGTGTGCGCGGCCACCGTGGTTGCCGTGGTCGTGTTGTTCGCGTTCAGCGTGACGACGCCAGGCGAGGCCTGCGTGATCGTCATCGTGGTCGTGGTCTGTGTCCACTGCTGGGTATTCACGGCCGCGCCGTCGACCGGATCCCAGAAGAGAAGCCCGTTGACCCGCGAGAGCGCGAGTCCGCCGAGGCTGCCCACTCGCAGCGGGCGCACGACGTCTTCCTCATAGCCGGCGAGCGGCATGCCGCGCTTGGTTGCGACGAGGTCGCCGCTCTCGACGACGCACGGCTCGCCATCGGTGCCGACGATCACTGCGTGCAGGCCACCAGCGGTGCCCTCGAGCGCCGTGCCACCGTTGCTGAATCCGACCTCAATCGACATGACGACTCCTCAGGTGAGCTGGATCCAATCGACGTAGAAGAAGCCGCTCGCGACTCCACGCCGACACGCGACGCGAAGATTGAAGCCAACGCCGGCCGTGACCGGGCCGACGCGCACTTCGAGCTCCTCGACGAAAGCCTCGTCCGCGCTGTGGCTGGCAGTCGCCACGGCAGGCACGGACGCGATGATGCGCGATGTTGTGGTGACGGTCGGGCTCGAGACGGTCACCGTCGCATCGCGACGACGAGTGCCGAAGTCCACGGTCTCGCGCCCGCGAATGGGCGGGTTGGTCCATGCGATGTCGTAGTCAGTGCCACTCGCCTTGACCGGCAGCTGACCAGTAGTACCGCCAACAGGCACGCCGGGCCCTGCCGGGCCGGTTGCGCCAGTGGGACCTGCCGGTCCTGTTGCGCCGGTCGGACCAGCGGGCCCTGTCGCGCCCGTCGCGCCCGTGGCGCCTGTCGGTCCAGGGTCGCCCTGCGGCCCTTGCGGACCAGTCGCGCCTGCCGGTCCGGTGTCGCCTTGTGGACCCTGCGGGCCAGCGGCTCCGGTGGGACCGGCGGGGCCGGTGGCTCCGGCAGGGCCAGTGTCGCCCGCGGGGCCCTGCGACCCGGTCGCGCCAGTCGGGCCCGCGGGACCAGTGGCACCCGTCGCTCCGGTCGCGCCTGTGGGCCCCTGAGAGCCGACGAGCGAGGCGAGCCATGCGGCCTCGTCGCCAACGAAGCCCTCGGCAACAGCCAGCTCGTACGCGCTTTGTCCCGCGGGGCCCTGCGGGCCAGTGCCGCCGAGCGAGAGCGCGAGCTCGACGTCGGCGCGCGTGACGTCGATCTCACCTCCGTTGACGGTGGTGAGCGTGACGCGCGGCGCGCTGTCCTGCGTGAGTGTGACCCTCACGACGTCGTGATCCTCGGCACCACCTCGACGAGCACCGTCTCGGTGTGGATCACGGTGGATCCAATGCTGAATCGGAGATCGAAGACGACGTTTCCCGTCCAGTCGACGGTGGTCGACGCGGGGACCGAGAGAGTGAACTCGCCCGGATCGGTGCCCTGGTCAGCCAGCGTGACGGTCGCGGTGCCAGCGAGCGTGAGCGCGTTTCCGGCGCGAAACTGACTCGTGACCGTGTAGCCCGTGAGATTGATCGGAGTGCCGGCGCTGGTCCTCGAGACACCCGAGAAGCTCAGCGTCGCCCCCGCCTTGTGCCTGAAGGACAGCATACTTCACTCCTCTCCGGCGAACGGGCTCGGAGGCGGCGCAGCGCCGAAGATTCGGTCCATCTCCGCACTGGCCGCACCGGCCGCGGGGAGGTGCGCGTTGCCGCGTGCGATGAGGCTCTCGATGGTGTCGCGCTCACTCGGCGTGAGGAGCGCGAGCATCTCGGGCGCGGCACGCACAAGAGCCGCGAGGATGTTGCCGGCGAGCTGCACAGCGGATTCGGGACTCACTGCGCACCTCCGATCGCGCCGCTCACCCATGCGGGCAGTGCGGGCAGCGAGAGGCCGACGTCGGCGAGACGCGCTCCGAGCGACGCCCATGCGGACGCCGCGAGAGACAACGCGACCATGAGCGAGCCCATCACGTCGCCACTGTCAGCGAGAGCGGCCGCGCGGATCACGCCCTCGTACGTCGCCACCGCGTCGCGCGTTGCGTCCTGCGCGAGCGCAGCTGCGCGACACTCGCTCTCAGCGTCGGCGAGACACGAGGCCTCGCCAGCGCACGCGTCACGCGCCGAGGTGCACGCGGCCACGAGGGACGCCTGCGACGCCTCGAGCGTGACCGCGGCGAAAGCGTACACGCGCGCGTGAGTCGCGAGCGCGGACGGTCCGCAGCCAGCCAGTGCACCAGCCAGCACGACGGCCACGACGGGCGCGATCGTGCGCTGTAGGTGCGACTCGTCGAGCTCCTCGAGCGGGTCAGGGTCGCTCCCGTTCGCGTGCGGCGGAGGCGGAGGCGCGGGCGGTCGCTGCTGCTGCGCCGAGAGAAGCGCGCGCATGAGCGAGAGCACCACGCCGCCGACAGCGGCCACGCCGGTCAGCAGGTCGGCGCGCTGCTCAGGCGACGACAGCGCCCACACGCCGAAGAGTGCGGCGAAGAGGGCACACAACACGATGGCGGTCGGCCACTCGATGCGCGGTGCGCGGATGGGCGGTAGAGGCGGCATCATGACTGTTCCTTCTCATCGATGAGCTGCTGAGTGAGCGACCGATGTCGCCCGGTGTCGTCGCGCCTCGCGATGCGGATCGGCGCGGGGATGACTCGTCCCGTGGAGATTGCGTCTCGGAGCGATTCGTTTTCCTCGACGAGCGCGTCCGCCCGGCGCTCGGCCACACGAAGGCTCGCTTCGAGCTCAACGACGCGGGCCTCGAGCCTGTCGACGCGATCGAGCAGCGCGCGCACGAGCGCGGCACTCGCATCGGCGCGCTTGCGCAACACGTACGCGACCGCGTTGATGAGCGCGGCGACCGCGAGCGCGATCGTCGACCAGTTCTCCGCAGACAGCGCGTCCATCACAGCCCCCCGAGGTACGCCTCGAGCGCGGTGCGCTGAGTCGTCGTTGCGACCGCGTGCGCCATCACAGCGCCCTTGATCTTGCCGTCCCAATACTGGCCGTCGGGGCCTGAGAAGCAGCCGAGCGAGAGCGTGTTGCTCGACGCCGGTACGGTGGTCGGGATCGTGCCGGTGAAGGTCACCGACTGAGACACGCCATCGATCCACAGCCGCAGCTTGTCGGCATTCGTCGCGCCGCCGCCATCGAACACCCACACATACGTGCGCTCGGTGGACGCAGCGATGGCCGAGGCGACCTCACCGAAGTTGGTGCCCGGCGTGCCGAGGTGCATCCGAAGCGCGGTGCCGTTGGTCTGCACTGACCACGATCCGCTCGTGCTCTGAGAGCGCGCGAACGGAACGCGGTTGCCCGTGGCAACGTCTGGCGTCACGCGCAGCGCGATGGTCAGCGCCGCGCCACTCGCGAGCGACCCGTTGCTCGCGCACGCGAGGTTGTCGTCGCTGCCGTCGAAGTCGATTCCGGTCGCGCCCTGAATCGGCTGCTGAAGGGACGTGCCGTTGATGACGTCGTTGCCATTGCGCGAGTGATCGCGCGCGAGCACGACCTGCGCCCCGGTGCCCAGCACCACCCTGCGGCGATGATCGAACGCGGCAACGAGCGAGCTGCCGAAGATCGTCACGGGCGGAATCGGCGGCAACGTGCCGTTTGCACGACGACCGCGCAGACCGCGACGCATCACCCGAGCCCCGTCGCGTGCATGATGCGCACGACGCCCGACGCGGCCTCGCACTGGAGCGCGAGGTGCGTGGAGTCTGCGGGAATGCGGACGTGCACGTATCCCTCGCCGTCGGCGACGCTGATGTGCGGTGCGTTTGCCGCCGCCGTCGAGGCCGGAGGCGTGCCGGTGTTGCGCGTGGTGCGGTCGACGGTCATGAGTGCCGACGTGCCGAATCGGACGTGCGCGCGCGTGCCGCCGCCGTCGAGACGGATGGTCATGTACGAGCCCGCCGAGAGGCCGAGTCCCGACAGCGTGTACGCCACGCTCGACGTGCCGCCATCGATCGCGTTTGGCGTGCCAGGCGTGAAGTCGCTGGCCTGCCGCTCAGTCTTGCTGCTCATGTGTCCCCCGTCAGGTCGCGACTCGCGACTCGTAGATCACCAGGCCCTCGAGAGAGCCCGTCTTGATGCCAGGCCCCGTGACGCGCGTCTCCACGGTCACGATCTCGTCGGTGCTCGACCGTCGGCCGTCGCTCGTCGAGAGGTCTTCGGCGTACACGTCGAGCGCGACGTGCGTGCTCCACGTGCCCGACGTCGTGGCCGTAACTGTGGCCGTCGCGGTGTCGCCGGATGTTGCCGTGAAGCGCACCTCGAGCGTGTCGCCGCTCGCCGTGACTCTGCCAGTGGCCGCGACGTACACGCGCCGCAGCGTCTCGCCGATGTACCGGTGCGACGCCTGGATGGTCGGGCCCTCGTCGAAGACTGCGGCCCACGCGCTCGTTGCAGCGACGCCCTGCCCCTGTGGTCGCGCCCACGCGAAGAGGTGGCGGTCCGTGTAGCTGTGCAGCGTGGTGTCGTTCTGATCGCGCATGAGCGCGACGACGCCGCCGAGTGACGTGTAGTCGATGCTGCTCGCGATCGGCCAGTCGGGCGCGAGCGTCGCGATGTCAACGGGCGCGTCGTTCGCGTCGAACTCCAGCGCGGCGCGTCCGAGTGCGGTGCACTGGATGCCATCGACGTAGACGCTGCCGCCGTTCGAGTCCGTGCGCTGAAACGTGAACGTCCGCGCCGCGGCGAGGTCGCTCGTGTCAGTCGTCCCCGTCAGCGTCTCGGTGTGCTGACGCCACGTCACGCGCGGGAGCTCAGCCGCATCGAACGGCATCACGGTGTGCGTCGAGGTGCCGCCCGTTGGGTCGGTGAAGACCACGGTCGCGACGGCCGTCGTCGAGCGCAGTGCGAACCGCCACTCGAAATGGCGCATCCACGACGTGCGCTGCACGGGGATCGTGTACGTGTGCGTGGTGCTCGCCGGAAGCGCGTAGTCGAGCGCCGCGCACGGGATGAGCACGCGCGAGTGGCCGCGCAGGTAGACGAGCCCCTCGCCGATGGAGCGGATCTGGTGCGCTCGCACGGGCTTGCCAGACGCGATCCCGGTGCGCGCCGGGAAGGAAAAGCGCACCGGTACAGTCGTGGGCATCGCGCCTCCTCAGAGCGTCGAGAGGTACGTGTCGAGGTCGGCGATGTCTTGGTCGGCCGTCGAGTGACCGATCGCGATGACAGCGCCCTTGATCACGCCGTCCCAGAACTGCGCCGCGTTGCCGTACATGCCGAGCCAGACGCTGTTCGTGTCAGCGGTCAGCGTCGATGGGATGGTGCCCGTGTAGCTCGGCGACTGGAGCGAGCCGTTGAGGTACATGCGGAGACGGTTGCTGTTGCCGCTCAGTGAGCCGTCGTAGCGCACGATGATGCGCGACGTGACGCCCGCACTGAGCGCGCTCGAGATCTCACCGAAGTTGCTGCCGGGCGTGCCCGCGTGCCAGCGCATGCCGGTCGTGTTGCTCTGCATGCTCCACGTGCCGCTGCCCGCCTGCGACTTGCAGATTGGCACTCGGTTGCTCGTGGTAACGTCGGGGTTGACCGAGATGCCAACGATCAGTGTCGTGGTCGCGTCGAGCGTGGCATCGTCCGGAACCTCAAGACGGTCGTTCGTGCCATCGAAGATCACGCCCGTGCCGCTCGTGTAGGTCGGCTGGTTCGTGGCCTCGGTCGCGTCGTTGCCCTTGCCGGACTGGTCCCCCCACGTGCTGACGGGCGAGCCGCTCACGCCGGTCACGTGAGTGAGCCACATGCCGAGCGTGCTGCCGAAGATCGACAGCGGGTCAGGTGCCGCAGCGGCGCGCTTGCGCGCGCACGACATGAGACTCGCGCTCATCATGTCAGCGCCGAGCCTCCGGTCACCCACCAGTTCGTCCCGTCGCTCACGACGTGCCAGCGGCCGTAATCCGCGTCACTTGAGCCGGGAAGGTCGAGGTTGGCCGCACTGCCGTTGATGCTCTCCGAGGCGTGCCGCGCCAGCGTGATCTTGTTCGTCCCGGTGTTGGTCTTAGTGATGCAGAACTGGCGGCCCTCGCCGTCGTCTGTCGGCGAAGGAAGGGTCAGTGTCACCACGCCGGAGCCGGTGTTGACAAAGCACGTAGTGTCCTTGCCAGGAAGCGTGGTGTTGCTCGAGATCGACTGCACCCGAACCGCATCGGCGCGAATCCACCACGCGTCACCCGCATCGTTGCCGGATTGCAGGTACAGCCGTCCCTTGTCGCCAGACGTCTGGTGCCAGAAGGAGCCGGGTAGCCAGCCGTACGTTGACACCGAGTCTGTGGCATCAACTGGCGCCCCAGACCGCTGCCACACGGCGCGCGTCTGCGGAGCAAGCGGGAACGTCCACCAGTCTGTCCCGTCACACGTCACCAGGAACGCGGCGTAAGCGTGAGCGTACCCCGTGACGTCTACCACGTTGTCCGTGCCATAGAGCACGCGACTCGCGGCCACGTTGTCGATCTTCTCAGAGCCCGCGCGCGCGAGCGTGATCGTCTCACTCGCCGTGCCGTCGATCTTCTGGATGATGTACATCCGGCCGGCGCTCGGCGTCGGAAGTGTGAGCGTGGTTGCGCCGGATGCGTGGCTGCACTGCACAACGCGATTGCTGTCTGCGAGCGTGGCGGTCGTGCCGGTGACGAGCGTGTAGCTCCAGCCACCGAGAGCCGCGATCGCCGCCGCAGTCGTGCGGACGCTCGAGCCGCTCTGCACGATGCGCACGAGCTCGCTGCCGGTCAGCGCGCTTGCCGCTGACTCGTCGGATGTCTTGGTGTTCGCCACTTGCTACTCCCGCAGCTCGATGCCGCCGTCTTCGCGAAGCTCGTAAGAGCCGTCCTCGCGAAGCTCGTAGTTGGTCGTGCCGTCGATCCGCACGTACTGACGCGCCATGACCGAGAGCAGCTCGACAGTGGGCTTGCTGCCCGAGTGCGAGCACCACACCTCGAAATGCGCGGTGCGGCGCAGTGCGCCCGAGCCGCTGCCGTCGGGGCGCAGCGCGAAGTCAGACGCGAAGCGCGCGCCGGGCACGTACAACTCGCCGCGCACCGTCTCCGCGGTGGTGCTCGACATCGTGTGTTCGTTCTGCGTCTCGCTTGTCAGCGCGAAGAACGGGCCGATGCGAATGGGCGCAATGCGCACGCCGATCGTGATGCTGCCGGAGCCGCCGCTGCGCCGGTACCGGATGCGATAGACGACCTTGCTCGAGCCGCCGTCGCGCGCCTCGATTGGCTCGTACGCCCAGCGTCCGACGAGGACGTGATAGACGCTGTTGGGGTCGGTCTGACGCAGCGTCGGAGTGCCGCCCGTGGGCGTTACGATGTTGACGATGTGGCTGTGATGCGCGTCGTAGAGGTGCTGTGTGTTCGCGACGAGCAGGTCACTCACGAAGCCCGCGTCTACACCGTCGTCCTCAGAGAGCAGGCCCTCGATGCCGCGGACGTAGCCGCTGCGAAACGAGGTGCTCATGGTGTGAACCTGTACGGTGCGCGGGTGGTGCTCGACGTGTGCACGCGCATGTCGTCGCGCGCGAGGAAGGCATACGACTGGAGCTGCCCGGTCGCGATGCCGCTCGTGTCAGACGGCGAGAAGCACAGATTCCACGTGCTCGATCCAGGTGTCCAGCTCGCGTCGAGCTCAAGGCCGACGTTGTTGCCGCTCACGCTCGTCACAGTGCCAGTGCGCACCGTCGGCGACTCGACGTCGTACTGGTACAGGCGCACCTTGTAGCCGACCGCGAAGAAGCTCGCGTCAGCGACGCTGCCGCCAGGCCCGTATTCGTCAGCGTCGAGCGTGACTGTCCACGTCGTGCCCGAGCCACTCTGCGAGGTGACGCGACCCGTGGGCGCGTAGCCGGCGAGCGTCAGGCCATCAAAGAGCAGCGTGAGCTCCACGCACGGCTCGGCGAAGCGCCACGACCGCCCGATGACGGTAGAGCGCAGCGACACGATGCCGCCGCCCGCGCCGTCGATCTGGCGCTGCCGGTCGTATGGCAGTTGCGGGATGGTCGCGAAGACGCAGTCGCCGATCAGCGCGTCGTAGAAGGGGAGCGTCACGGGCACGCGCGCGGAGAACCGAATACGCGACCACAGCGACACCTTGCCGTAGCAGTGTCCGATCAGCTCCTCGGGGGACGGCTCTGCGCCCGCAGGGCGGCTCTTCGGCGCGATGGACAGCGCGAGGTACTGCCGTTGTGCCGCGAGGGCACCGAGGGCCACCACGCGCACTGGCTCACCCTTGTGCTCGTCTTCGATCGAGTCGTAGTTCTGCGAGACCTCGAGCCCCGAGAGCATGCCGTCGGGCTCGACGACGAGATCGCCGAAGCCATCGGACGTGATGATGTCTTCGGTGCCGAGCGCGTGGTCAGCGGTGAGGCGCGGCACAAGCGGACGGATCGTGATCGCGCCCGTGACGGTCGTGGCGAGGTACGCGCCGAGGAGCCGCAGCTCGTGCTTCACGACGTCGGCGAAGCTGACGTTCGTCGCCCACGCATACCGCCTGTAGAGCAGCCATGAGCGCCCGCCCGCGGCCTCCTCGACGGCGGCGTTGATCGTCGCCTCGCCGTCGAGGTCAGTGGTCAGCAGGAAAGGCACGGTGCCCGCATTCGCGAGGCTCGGCGCGAGTCCGGCGAGCGTGCGGAGCATCTGGCCGACGTGGCCGGTGCCGAGGTCGCGAACGAGCGTGACGGTTGGAAGCGATGCCGGCGTGACGATGGTGAGACCGAAGATGCTCGCGCCCGTCAGCGACAGCGTGAGCGCCTCGCCGCTGAGCGCGCGCATCGAGTCGGGGTCCCACGTGACAGCGCCAGTGCCGGCGTCTACCGCTGTGACCGTGGCCTCCCACGCGTAACCAAAGCCGTCCTCAGTGATGACGTCCTGCGTGACGCGGATCGTGTCTCCAGCGGCGACGCCAGCCGATCGGCCGATGTACAGCCGATGCCACGGGTAGGTCGCGATGTCGGCGGCCGTGCCGGGCACGGTGCCGACTGGAGCATGGAGGCCACGCGGCACGCCGCGCAGACCTGCCGCAGCGGGTCGCCATCCAGCGTCAGTGAACGGGTATCCGGACCACGTGACGCGCATCTCCTCGCTCGCGCTCACGGAGTCTGCGTAAAGCGATCCGGGCGGCGTGCTTGGCGACTGCAACTGTCCGGAGAACCACCCGTCGATCACGCTCCCGCCCATGCAGGACACGTAGCGAGGGTCAGTCGATGCGATGCGAACGAAGAGCTCCCAGCCGTAACCGACCGGCCGCGCCTCGAACACGAGATCGCCCCATGACGCGACGGTGGCGTTGTCGTTAAGGGCAGTTGTGACCGCGTTGCAGAACGCGTCCTGCGTCTCCCATCGGCCAGAGAGCACGATGGTCGTGCCCGCGTCGACCTCCGAGCGCGTGGTGTTGTCCGCGCGTCGGAAGACAGAGAACCGGAACGGGCTGTGTCCGGGGTAGTAGATCCCCGTGATGACACCGGCGCCCTCTTTCGGGCCGATGTCCGTGTCGAGCAGCGAGGTCAGCGGCGCGAGCGAGAGGCTCCACGTCGCGCCGTCGCTGAGCGTCGGAGCGGTCCCGACGATGCCGCGCGCGATGAGCGAGCCGCTGTCGTGCGCGTCGGTGCTCGGCGAGATGGCGTGGCCGTAGATCCACACGCGACGACGCCGGTAGGTGGGCGGCGCGTCGAACATCGCGCAGAGAAGCGTGGAGTCGCCGGTCAGCGTCGAGGTTGCGACGTAGTGGCTCTGAGCGGTCGTGCGCCACACGCCGCGCGTCACCGTGATCGCGGTCGCGCTGTCGATGGAGTCGACGCGCACGGCCTCGGTGTCGACGTGATAGACCTCTCCGGCCGTCAGACCAGCGGTGCTGCGCAGCGTCCACGACGTCGCGCTCGCGTCGACAGTGGCCGCGAGGTACGCGACGTCTTGCGGGACACGCGAGAACACAGACGAGGCTGCGCGGAGGTTCCACGCGATGCTGTCGTCCGTGTCCTCGATCGTGATGCTGCCGAGGCTCGCGCGGTAGTCCGCGCCAGGCAGGTACACGCTCTCCTGAAAGCTCAGCCCGTCACGTCGCAGGCCGCCCACGCGGCGCACGCCCTCGACGTCATAGCCGTCCTCGGTCGCACCGCTGCCGAGCAGCTCAGCCATCTCGTGCGACGAGCAGAACTCGAGCGGGCACCCCTCGACGGCCACGCGCAGATCGAACGCGCCGCCGCCGAGGTCGAGCACCTGCGTGACGAACGACATTCAGAGGCTCCCGAGGCGCACCGCATCGACACGCACGCGCCACGCGAAGTCGGCGTCACGGTACTGACGCTCGTGCGTCGAGTCGTCCCAGTCGGGCGTGCGCAGTTGCCAGACGCCAGCGGGCTCAGGGTCGCCGGCCTCGGGCGTGAGGCTCACGAGCTCCTGTGTCGGGCCTGCGTGCTCCCACAGATGCTGCCACGTCCACGGCACGGCCGACGTGGCTGCGTAGGAGTGCACGGCTGCAACGGGCTCGTGCTGGTGCTCCCACTGCGCCGTGACGACTGCGCGCGTCGGGCGCGCAACGTATCCGCGGCCGTCGTCAGCCTCCTTGCGCATCGAGCGCTGAGCGTGACGAAGACCCGTGTACGCGCTGCGCGCATCGAGGCGCGGCACGATCACGTAGTAGGGCCGCACGTCGCTCGCGTGCGAGGTTGCGGTCGCGCCCGTCGAGCGCCCGAGGATGCGCCTCATGAGCGTCCCCGCGCTCGAGCCGGGAAACGCGATGGTGAAGCTGCCGCCGCCGTTGCTGAGCGTGTACGCGTGCGTGGTCGTCGAGTAGCTGACGGTGGCGCTCGCGAAGCCAGCGGTGACGAGCGCGGCCTGGAGCGCCGCCGCGAACGCCGTGCACGTCGAGTCGACAGACGCGAACGAGACGTGTGCGTAGTGGCCGCTCGCGATGCTCACGGGCGTGCCGCCCCACGTGATCGTCGCGGTGCCGACGCGCTCGTGACGCCAGGCCGAGAGGAGGTACATGTCAGCCTCCGATCAGCGAGGGATCGACGCGGAAGCCCTCGCGGGCCGACTCGTTGAGCGCGTCGACCACGCCTGCGTACATGTCGCGGCGCGTGACGAAGCCACCGGGGTAGACGTTGATTGTGACGGGCTGCGACGGTGCCGCGGTCGTGCTCGCGTCAGTGGGCGTGACGCTCTGAGACGCGCCCGCGCCGCTCGCGTCCTTGCCGCCGCCACCGAACGCACCGATCGCGCCGCCGACAGCGCCAGCGGCGACGCCGACAGCGCCCCACGCAGCGGCCGCAGCGAAGTGCAACGCGGCCGTGTCGTACTTGTAGCTAGCGAGGTCGGCGATGCCGCGCGCGGTCTCCGTGACAGCTTGCACGATCGACTCGATGACGAGCGCCTTGAGGACGCCCTTCACCATGTCCTCGGCGGCCTCAACAAAGCTCTTCGATCCGTCGAGCCACGCGCCGAGCGCGGACTCGAAAGCGCCAACCATCGTGCCGCCGACGACGTCCGCGATCTCGTTGCCGACCGACGTCATGCCGACGCGCATCAGCTCGGACTGCGAGAGCATCGCCTGGCCCGCGCGCTGCTGCGCCTCGCGTGCGTCGCGCCACGCCTCGATCACGTCGTCGATGGAGCCGCGCCACGAGTCGTTGAAGGTGGCGGATGCCTCGCGCGCTGCGTCTGCGAGCTCGCGCTGCTGCTCGATGGCCTGCCGCTGCATCTCGGCCATCTCACGAGCGCGTTCCTTCTCGGCTTCGAAACGCTCCTCCGCCTTCTCGGCGTAGGCGTCCGTGCCGAGGCCTGCCGCGAAGGTCAACGCGTCCGCGCCGCCCGCGTCTGCGTCGGCGATCATCTGTCGCAGTGCCGCGCCGTTGTCGGAGCGGAACGTGTCGCGCTCGGGGCGAGCGCCACCGCGACTCCGCCCACCCTCGTCGCCCGTGTCTCCGGGCATGCGACCGGTGGCGATGAAGTCCGCCGCGTCGGCCTCCATGTCCTGCTGCGCCTGCGAAAGCGCGTCGCGCGCAGACGACAGACGCTGCTCGGTGAGAGCGCGTGCCTGGCCAACCGCCGTCAGCGCGCGGAGGTTCTGCTCGCTCGCCGCCATCGAAGAGAGGGCGCGCGCCGTCTCGTTGAGGTTCTGTAGCGTGCGCTCCTGGAGCGCGACCGCAGCCTGCTGCTCCTCGAGCGAACCGAGGCCCATCGCGAGCGTGTCTCGCTGCGATCGCTCGCGGTTCACGTTGCGGATCGACTCGAGCAGGCTGTCGTACGACGCTGCCTGCGTGTCGATCGTGACAGTCAACTCGGACGTGACGTCGGCCGCAGCAGCGGCGATCAGGCGGTACGCGGTGAGCCCGAGCGTGGCCGCGCCGAGCGCCACACCAAGCGGTCCCATCGCGCCCGACAGCGCGCCGACAGCGCCGCCGAGCTGAGAAATCGCCGCACTCGCGGTGCGGCCAAGTGGCGAGAACTCTCCGAGCGAAGCTGCGAACGCGCCGAGTGCGGCCACGCTCTGACCGGTGCGCTGGCCGACCTGCTGCACGCTCGTGCCAAGCTGCGCGACCGCGCGCGCCGAGGTCTGCGCCGCTCGCGCGGTGGTCTGCGCAGCCGTGCGATTGGCCTCGGCAACGCGCCCAACGTCGCGGATCGAGCCCTCGACGTTGTTGACGCGCACGCCGAACTCGAGATCGAAGTCGCTCATGGTCGGCCTCGTCCCTTCTTCGCTGCACGCTCGCTGAGTTGCTTCTGGCGCTCTTGCTCGCGCTTCTTGCGGTCCTCGCCCATGTCGTGAGCGCGGATCGCGTTGAGCGCGGCGTCGTAGACCTCGAGCCCGCGGATCAGCGCGACGGGCGGGTCATTGCCCCACACGAGATGGAGCGATCGTTCTTTCCAGTGGCGGTAGGCGCGCAGCACCTCGCCGATGAACGGATCCTCGTACGCGCGCCACGGGCACCCGTCGTACCGCTGGCCGGTGATGGTCTCGACGTTCCGCGCGACCTGCTCTGCCGCGTCCTCGCGCGAGAGCACGCGCAGCCTGCGCACCTTGCCGTCGCAGTCGCACTGATGGCTGTCGCGCAGCGCGCGCGCCGCTTCGTGCACGCCACGCGCGGCGGGGAGGGCCTTCAGGTGGAGGAGGTCTTTGCCTGCGCGCTCAACGCCTGCTCCGCACGGAGGCGGGCCTCCATCGACGTGAGCTCGTCCAGCGATGACTGCGGCACCGTGTAGGGCACGGAGCCGCCCGCGGCTTTTCCCCGCAGCGTCCGCTCGTAGATGACCGTCCCGATCTCGTAGATGGCGGCGCGGCCGAACGTCTCTTGGATGGCCTCGAGCTCCGAGTCGCTCCACGCGCACTGGTCGCGGCCGTTCATGCGCATCGTCGGACGCAGGCACGCGCCCACACGCGGGCCCATCTCGTCAGCGTCGCGGATCTCGATGCAGCCGAGCCAGAACGAGCGCACGACCATCTCACTCGCGTTCGCGCTGCGCTCGACCGCGCCGCAGTCGACGTTGCCCAGCGGGCGCACGACGAACCGCACCGCGCGCTGTCCGGGCAGCTCACGGATCTTGAGCGGATCGCGGGTCTGCGCGTAGTCGCGCCGCTCGCTCGGAGAGAGCGCGAGCGCGGGGTCAGTCGCGCGCACGACCTCGATCGTACGCACCAGCGGATCTGCCATGTCCCACCTCCTCGAATCTTTGCGTCAGGAGAACGACAGCCGGAACGGAGCGCGGCGGAATGCCGTGCTCTGACTCGTCTTGTTTTCGTCCTCGAGCACGCGGCACGTGATCGTCATGCCGCGACGGCCACCCGCGTCGGCCTCGGCGACATCCGTGATCTGCACGGTGCCGCATTCGATGGCGCGGAAGTCGCCGGCCGCTCCACCGCAGAACGCCGCGAGCTGGTACTTCGTCCGGTTGTCGCGCGCCGTGCGGTACGTCTTCGCAGTCGTCGACTCGATCGGCATCGTGAACTGGACCTGGGGCGCGTCGCCGCGCTCGCGCCACATCTGCCGGATGCCCTGCGTCCCGTGCGGGCTCGCGATCGGCGTGTGGCTGATGTTGGGCGTGAAGGTGAACGACGTGAAATCGATCAACGTGCGGGTCGTGCTCGCGATGGGACCGAACAGCAGGCCGCCCTTGACGAACGCGCTCGGCTCGCCGCCATCGTACGTCGCCTCAGCGATCGCGCTGCCGCCCTGCGGCGTCGCGATGGTGTCGTCGTGGTAGTCGACCGCGCCCTGTAGCGATGCGGTCCACTGCGGCAGATCGCCGAGCGCCATCGTCACGCCGAACGACGTCGCCTGCATGCCGCAGAGAAGGAAGATGTGCTCGCGGTTGACCGCGGCCTCCCACAGCACCTGGAGCGACGTCTGCGCGACGCTCGGCTCCTCGGGCCACACGTGGAGGCTGTTGAGGACCACCGCGAGCGGCGTGGGCGCGGCGCTGAACTCCCACGCGAAGGTGAGCGCATCGGTGGACACCGTCTTGACCACGTTCCACTGGTACGTGCCGCCGATGTCGACCCACACGTGGCCACCAGGCGTGAAGCGCGAGCCGTGACCCGACGCGACCGTGAATCCCGTGGCGCTCGGCGAGGGAGATGCCGCGACCGTCGAGCCAGCGCCGGGCGACGTGTAGCCGCCGAGGATGCTCTCGAGGACCTTGGCCTGCGCGGTCTTGGTGATGGACGCTGCCGCGTTGATCGTCTGGCCGGAGCCGACGAAGTAGCTCGCGAGCTCGTACGCGGGGCGATCGAAGCCGAGCACGCTCAGGCGTCGCTGCCAGTACCGCTGCACCACCGAACTGTCCTCAAGCATCTGCTGCCCGAAGCCCGGCGTCGCCTCCATCGTCCGAATGTCGAAGAGATCGCCGATCGTGCCGGTCATGTCGGCCGCGTACGTGCTCTCCACGCCGATACGGACGCGAGCGATGCCCGGAGTCATGAAGGTCATGCGGTCACTCCATCCGTAGAGTCAGAGAGATCGGGAACTGGTCGACGCAAGCGATGAAGCCGCGCTGCTCTGCGCGCGTCGGTCCGATGACTCGGTGCCCGATCGACGTGAGCGCGCCACCGTCGATGCCGGTCTCCTCGCCAGCCATCGTGAGCGTCAGAGCTCCAGGCCAGCACAGGGCCGCTCGCACGAGGTGCGAGTCGTCGGTCGCTGTCACGTACGCGCGCTCCGACTCGGCCGAGAAGAGGTCGTTGCCTGCGCGGTAGCGCCGCACGATCTCGCAGATGCCGGAGTATCGAAGTCGGTCGCCGGGAGCGACCTCGGGCTGCGGTGCAGCGGAGAGGTCGCGAAGGTAGACGAAGCAGGCGCGTCCGAGCTTGATCGCCTCGGCCTCGTTGCCCGCCTCGCCGCGCTGTGCAGCGGGGGCGCGCTTGAAGAGCCGGTCCTCGGCAAGCGCGCGCGTGCGTCCGGTGACCAGCGTGAGCGACTCGTAGATCGCCTCGAGCGCTGGTCGCGTGGACGTCGGGAAGGTCATCGCTGGCCCCTCCGTGCCCTGTAGCGGGCGAGTGCGGCTCGCACGGACTCGGCGATGGTGGCGCGCACCTCGGCGACGAGCGCCGCGCTTGGCGGGCCGCCAGGCCCGACGGGGAGCATGGGACGCGCAGGGATGTTGCCGCGCCCGAACTGATGCGTTGCCGCGTACGCCGCGGCCGGACCGCCCGCGTGGATGCTCACGCGTCGCTGGTCGCGCTGGACGCGCGGCGCGAAGCTGTTCTTGAGCATCGCCGTGACGATGAGGATCTTCGTGCCCGCGGTCTTGCGCGCGCGCGCGATGAGGGTCTTCTCCGACAGCGGTGTCCACGGCCGACCCTGCGGATCGGTCTGCGTCTCGAAACGCTGCGAGACTTCTTCGTGCAGCACTTCGCCGATGGGCGAGAGCGCGCCGTCGAGGCCCTCGAGAATCGCGGCCGTCAGGTCGCCGACGTCGCTGCCAGCCTGCGCGGGAGGGACGAGCTCAATGAGCATCGCGCACCTCCGCTCAGAACAGGCCCTCAGATCGACGCACGCCGCGCGAGTCGACGCCCGCGAACTGCGGTGCTTCGCCGGCCGCGACCATCGCCGCGATGCCGCTGTCCGCTGCCGCCTCGGTCGCACCAGGCACGGCGGCCTCGCCCGCACGAATGCGGCCGAGGAGACGTGTGTACTCAGCGAGGAACGCCTCGGCGTCGGCGCTGTTGGGCGCACCGCCGATGCGGAAGAGCCACGCCGCAGCGTAGTAGTCCGTCAGGTCGGAGATGATGCCGGGCGTTGCCGGCGAGTCGGTCACCGCGGCGAAGGGAACCGAGTAGAGGCGCGCGAGGTCGGCGTCGACCGCATTCGCGGCGCGCTCGATCGCGTCAGCAAACACGCTCGTGTCCTCGATGCCGTCCTGGTCGACGTCGAGGAGCGCCACCATGCGCGCGGGCCGGACGAGGGCGTCGAGCCTCGCGCGCGTGGTGTACGGGTGTGCCATGTCGCGCTCAGTAGTTGTCGGTGAGGTACACGACGAGCTTGCCGATCGGCACGACGACGCCAGTGCCGCCCTTGGTGATCTCGAAGCTGAGCTGACTCAGCGCCGTGACCGTGGCGTCGGCAGAGACGACGGTGAGAGGCACGGGAACCCACGCGGTGAAGTTGCCGGTACCCGTGATCGCCGTCGTCGCGCTGGCCACGGTGGTCTTGCTGCCGCCACCCGCCGCGCGCTTGCTGACGATGATCGTCGCGTTGTTCGTGTTGTCCGCGGTGAGCGATGCAGCCGGGACGAAGTACGCGGCGAGCACGCGGCTCGAGCGTCGCGCCATGCCGACGGGGACCTCGGACGTTGCCGTCGAGGCCGCGCCGTCGGCGGCAGTCTTGAGGTGGTCGAACACGACCACCTGGTCATTGGTGCTCGCGAGGAGCTTGCCGATTGTGTGTGCCTGCTGGGCGCTCATGGCTTCCCCTTCTTGCTCGAGGTGGACGCGTTGACGCTCCCGCTCGCGCTGTCGGCGTCGCGAACGACTCCGGCGCTCACGAGAGACACTCCGATCTCGGGCGAGACGTTGATCGTCACGCCAGCATCGAAGCGCCGCTCAGCGAAGAGCATCGGGCGGAGGAGCGTCACTCGCATCACGCGACGCTCGTGATGAGGGTGGCCATGTCGTTCTGCGGGAGCACCTCGTCATCCGAGTGCTCGGCCTGGATCATCACCGAGCCGCCGGGGCCGATGTGCGGGGCCGCGTACTCACGCACGCGCACCTGACCGCCGAGGCGGAACGTGCACGCGAACGACTCGATGTCCTTGCCGCTCGGGTTGAGCGGAACGCGCGCGATGCCGAACACGGTCGTGCCCCAGACTCGCGAGTAGCTGCCGCTCGCCGCGCCGGGGTTGGCCGTGTCGCGCTGAGCGTCCGAGACCGCGAGCTCGTCGCAGTCGAAGAACTCGCCGAACTCGGCGCGGCTGATCATGCCGCTCGTCGCGCCCTTGAGCGCCAGGAGCTGCGGGTGCACGCGGAGCGTGTGCCACACGTCGATGCTGCACCACGCCACGAGTCGCGACTCCTCGGAGCTCGGCGCGATGCGGCGGATCGCCGTGAGGATGTCGTCGACCGGCGTCGCCGTGGTCTTGTTCGCCCACACCGCCGACGCCGCTGCCGTCGAGGCGTAGTTGCCGGTGGTCGTGAACTGCGTCGCCACGCGGAACTCGCGCGCGAGGAGCAGGCTGTTCATCAGCTGCTGCGTCTTGCCCTGGCGCGGGTCGAGTGGCCCGTTGTTGGCGTCGAGGTCCGCGGAGTTGATCGGGAGCTTGAGGCCGTAGTCGACCACCTTGAAGGTGCTCGAGCTGACGTTGTAGATGCCACTCCGCGCCTCGGTCTCCGGCCCGAACACGGCCTCGAGGATGTTCGTCGCGTCACGGCGCGAGCGCGTGCGGAACGTGTCCGAACGCATGTCGCAGGACACGACGGGGGAGAGGAGATCGGCGATGTACTTGCCGTTCTTGTACCCGGTCGCGAAGTCGGTCAGACCGGGATTGATGTGGGCTTCCGAGACGTATGCGCCAGCCATGATGGTTGGTCCTTTCTGCTGCTGAGCGCGTCGCTCAGATGAACTGAATCTTCAGGTCGACGAGGATGATGTCGCCGTCGGCGGTGCTCGCGGCGCAGGCCATGCCGAGAACCATCGAGGGCGAGCCCGTGGTCTTGCGCGCGAACCCGTCCGTGCCCTCGGCGATCAACTCGTCACCGATGACGATGGCGGCGGCGTTGCCGTCCACGCGCACCGGGTATTCACCGCACTTGGCGATCTGCACCGGATCGCCAGCGGACGCCGAGTGCATCGTCACGCCGTAGATGAGGCCGCCCGCGCCAGACGGATAGACCACCTGCGCTGCGTCGGTGTGGAGCGCAACGAGGCGGTTCGCCTCGACTGCGACGTTGGCGATCTTGGTCACTGCGCCGTTGACGGCGCCGCCCGTGTAGCTCATGTGCTGTCTCCTTCTCTGCTCGCGCCGTCAGCGCGTGGTCTCGAAGAGGTGCGGGTGCTTTGCCTGCGCTCGACGCAGTGCGGTGGCCCTGACCTCGTTGGGGCCGTACTTCGGGAACTCCCGACGCACGCCCTCCTCCTCGGCGGCGCGAGCCTCCGAGACGGTCTGCGGAACGCTCGCGTCCGCGCGCGCGTGACGCGAGAACACATCGCCAGTCGGCACGGTGGACGAGCGGAGCGCGTTGACGATCATCCGCTCACGGACGGCCGTGTCCTGGATTGCCAGCGTGTCGGCGACGAGCTGCTCGAGCTGCTCGCCGCTCAACGTGGCCTTGGCCTCGACGGCGCGGCGCTGGATGGCCTCGCGCGTGTCGCGCTTGGCGACCTCGGCGCGCAGACTGGCCACCTCGGCGCGCAGCGCGGGGAGAGCCGTGAGCGCGGCGCGGGCCGCAGTCGCGTCCTGCTGCGACATCGCCGCAGCGTCCGCGCCAGCATCGGCCGCGGGAGCGCCCTGGCCGAGCGCGCCCTTGAACGCCGCGAGCGACGCCGTGAAGAGGTCGAGCAGCTCACTCGGCGACGCCTCGGGCTTGCCGAAGAGATCCTGCATGCCGCCGACGACGCTCGACGCGAACGCCTCGAGCGCGGCCTGGTCCTCGAGACCGGGCACCGCCCGCCTGACGGGCGCGTCGGCTGGAGTCTTCTGCTCGGGCGGAGTCGTGGCGGACATGGCTTCCGCGGGCGGCGGCGCAGCCGGATTGCCGGCCTGCTCCAGAGCCTTCTCGGTCTTCGCCGCGCTCTTGATCGCCGCGAGCGCGTCCATCACGGGAGACGCGTAGGACTCGGCGCTCATCTCGTCCTCGACGCTCACGCCGAGCGTGGCTGCGATCTTGGCGAGCAGGTCGAGAGCAGGGCCGCGAGCGTGCTTCTTGTCGGACATCGTGAGCCTCATCGATCGGAAGTGGATGCCCGCAGTCGCGCGGACGGAGTTGTTGGGTGCCAGTCCCTCGACAGCCGGAACGTTGGTCAGCGCGTGCTGGAGGAGTCGGCCGTCAGACGAGAAGCCGATCGACCCGTAGGCGAGGCGACCAGAGTCGATGTCGCGCGCCACGTCGGGCGAGGTCTCGGCGTAGACGTAGAGATGCCAGCGGCCGGCGCGGTCCTGCACCTCGACGCCCGTGTGCACGTAGCCGTCAGAGCGCGTCTCGGTCGCGCTCAGCTGCGAGTGCGCGGGTGACGTGCCGCCATCCATCGGCGCAGGGCTGCCCGCGTTGAGGCGCGCAGCCATCGTCGCGATGAGGTCGCGAGTGACCTGCGAGCCATCGGGCGCGGGCGCGCTCTCCTCGGCCGTCGCATCAAGCCAGCGCCACTGACCGTTCTCGCGGCCCGACTCGTCGCGCAGGATGCCGCGCTTCGGGCGGTAGTCGTTGTCGCTCAGCAGCGAGTCGAGCGCGGCGCGAAGCGTGGGATACGCCTCGCCAGCGTCGGCGTCGCGAAGGCGCACCTCTGCTCCGCCCTTGGTCTCGACGACGACGAGCGGGAGAGTGGGCATGTGCACCTCAAGCGATTGCGGAGACGGGAATTGCACCCGTGCGTGGCCGGCTTATGAGGCCGGTGCGTTGCTACTTCGCCACTCCGCGATAGGCCGCCGAGATTACGGATGCGCGAGCGCAGAGCCGTCGGCGGGCTTGTCAGTCAGCGAGCGGGCCGGGAGCGGACTCCCAGCCAGCATCCGGCGTCACGCCAGCGATGCGGCCCTCGGTGAGCATGTAGCCGCGCGCCTCGAACTGCCTCGCGCTGATCGTGGTCAGCGAGCAACGACAGTTGCTCGTGATGATTCCGTTCGCCCCTATCCAGCTGAAAGGCGACTGGAGGTCGAACACATGTCCAGAGAACGAATGGCGCTTGACGCTGACTACCTTGTCCGTGCCTACGAGGCCGGAGCCTCTGAGAAGAAGCTCGCTGACGAACTTGGCGTCTCGCGCAGTGCCATCAGGCGCAGACTGGTCGCGCGCAACGTGAAGCCGCGAGGCCGCTCCGAAGCGGAGCTGCTGAAGTGGTCCGCCATCAAGCGAGACAGAGCCCTCGTCGAGCGCCAGTGCGGCAGAGCGTGGAATGCCGCGAGGGGTCGAGTCCACACGCTTGAGGAGCGCGTCGCCAGAGCTGCCAGCGGCGGACGCCTCATCGGCAAGCACGAGGACACAATCGCCGGTCTGCTCGACGCCGCTGGCTGTGCCGTGGAGCGCCAGTTTGCCTGGGGCCCCTACAACATCGATCTGGCCGCGCATGAAGCGCGCGTCGCCATCGAAGTCGTTGGGACTCCACCCGTCCACGCTGGCCGAGATAGAGTCCGCGAACGCACCGAATACCTGCTCAATGGCGGCTGGTGCGTGCTCTTTGTCTACGTTGGTCCACTGTGGGGTCGCCGCACCGTTGAGATCGACGGTGCGTTCGTAACAAACGAGATCGTCTCCCTCGTGGAGAGAGCCCGCCGCAACGAACCCGTTCACGGTTGCTATCGGGTGATTCGGGGTGACGGGGAGCCGACGGCCATGCTCCGTAAGTACCTCAACAATCTCCCCGTCGTACCAAGCGCGGTAGGCGCCGTCGAAGGTGCCCTCAACGACAACGCCTGACGGGAAGCATCGGAAGCCGAGCGGGGGCGCGTAGTACGCGGCCTCGTCGGTGCCCTGCCGGAACACGCGGCCGTGAAGCGCGCGGTGCATCGGCCGGACGGCCTCGTCGCCAGCGGTCACGTAGCGAAGGAAGGGGCGCAGCGCGGCGACGTCGGGATCGTTGACGGCCTGCCATCGGCCAGCGCCGTACGACGTCGCGACGTTCGTTCGCACGACGGTCTCGAGGTAGTGCGGACTCGCGGGCGCGATGCCCATCGCTCGCACCTCGTCACGCTCCGCAGCGCGGATCGCCTCGTACACCTCGTCGGTGGTGAGGTCTTGCTCGAGAAGCCGCGCGATGCTTGTGCGTGCCACTTCGCGCAGACGCTCTGTCGCGAGACGCCGCGCCACGAAGCCACCTTCACGGTAGCGGTCACGCAGCGCGTCGAACTCCTCTTCGGAGATCAGCCGCTTCGCGCGGAAGAACGCAACCGCGTCGTCGAACGGCATCGCCAAGAACGGCGACTCACGGCGCGAGGTGACGGCGCGTGCTGCGCTGTCGCTGTCCTCTGCGAGCTCGACCTCACGCACCATCAACTGGCCGCCGAGCGCCGCTTGAAACGACGTGCGGTAGAGCAGGCCCGCGAGCCTGTCGTCGGTCTGGAGCTGGTCGGCCCAGCGGGCCACCACCTCGTCGATGTCACTCGGACCACGCAGCGAGCGCGCGTGCGCCGCGAGCAGGTCGAGCATCGAGCGGCCGAGAGACGCGCTCTCGAGGAGCGCCTCAGCGGCTAGTGCGCCCGGTCGTCCGACGACTGCCTGAGCAGTCGCGCGAGCGGATGCGTCGAGGTCTGCGACGTCGCCCCACTCGGCGTCATCGCGGCCCTCGGAAAAGGGACCTCCGCAGACGCACCCCCCGGCGCGCTTGTGGAGGCTGGGAGGGAAAGAGGCGACCCGCTGTACGCGGGCGGAAGCTGTGGCGCGGCGAACGCGTCGCCGCCGTCGATCGCGTCGTAGCCGTTCGACGTGCGGAGCTCGTTCTTCGTGCAGAGACCGGCCTGGTACTCCGCGACGCTCCACGGGCGCTGCGCCTGCACTGCCGTCTCGATGACTGGCACGACGGCGCCGGGGCGATTGAAACGCACGAGCGGCGCGAGCCACTGATCGCAGATCGTCTCGTCGAGCTCGGTGAGGTCGGCCGCGAGGATGTCGCCGCGCACCTGCGCTTGCGCCTGGCTGCCGTACGTCTGCGCGTCCTTGACCTCGATGCTGAGGTTGCCGCCGAGTAGCGAGACCGCGTACTCCGTGTTGCAGTAGTCCGCGAACAGCTTGTGCAGTTCGGGGTAGAGCGAGACGGGGATCTCGTTGATCTCGACGCCCGTGCGGAACGCCGCGCGCCACGTCGAGGACAACTGCCCAAGCTGGTCAACCACCTCGTCAAGCATCGTCGTGGACGTGCTCGGGTCGTTGACCACGCCGTACAGCTGCGGCTGGCCGTACCGCTCGATCATCTCGAGCCACCAGCGCAGCCCGAACCGCTTCGCGAGCGCGAGCGCGAGGAGCGGACGCAGCGCGCCGCGCTTCTGGAGACGTAGATGCACGCCGCCCGTTGGGCTGTGCACGATGAACTTGTGCGGCCACGAGGACAGCGGCTTGCCGTGGCACTCCGCGCCAGGCTCGTACACGCACAACTCGCCGTACTCATCGACGGAGAGGCGCGTGGGATCGATGGGGCGCGGACGCGAGACGACCCACCCGCGCGAATCGAGCTGCCAGTCGTGCTCGAGGACGCCGACGCCGCGGAGGATGCCCTGCGCAAGCTCGGCGCGACGACGCGCGAAGCCAGGCGTCTCGTAGAGGATCGTCGAGACCGACTGCGCCGTTGCGAGCGCGTCGCGGTCCTGCTCGTAGCCGACCGGTGGGCGCACTGCCCAGCGCCTCGACGTGATCGCGTGAATGCGCGCAGCGGACACGCCACGAAGGCGCGAGTCACGCACGAGCGCGCCCTCGTAGATGGCCTGTAGCGGCGAGATCGTGCCGACGTCAGCGGAGCGCAGTGCGCTCACGAGCTGCTGGCCAGCGTTGACCTCGTACTCCATCGGATCGCTGACCTGCCGCGACGTGCGAGGCACGCCGTACACGCGACCGACGGGAGCGCCGCCGCTGAGCGTCAGCGGGGCGGCTGCCGCGCGCTTGCTCCACGGGAGCCAGTCGGTCCACGCCATGACGCCTCCACGCGCCGCAGGCGCACCGTAAGCGGCTCAACGCGTCCTGGGGAGGTGGTGGGTGGGCCAGGTCGCGCGAGCCTACCCAAGAGAGGCACGAAAACGGACCTATTGCCAACGGACGAGAGCGGCAGAGTGCGGCAATCAGCGGCGAGTCATCGCTCGGCTACATCGCGCATCATGTCAGCGAGCGCCGACAGCGCTGACACCCGCGTCAGCCATCGACCACGCACACGCACGCCCTCGACGCTGACACGCCACCAACCGTCACGGTCGCGCACGAGTCGGATGTCGACGATCACGGGCACTCCGGGTCAGGCCCGTCGCACGAGCTCTCGTTCATCGGCACGCGGTAGAACGTCACGCCATCGTCGGACCGCCACCAATGGTCGGGCTCCCCACGATGCGACGCCACGCGTGCGCGCTCCAGCCGATCTACCTCGGCGAGCAACTCGCCGACCGCGTCGTCTTTCCAGTCGATCGTAGGCTCGGCGCGCTCCTCCGCTTGCTCCTCCGCGTGCAGCTTGCGGAACAGCTCGAGGCGCTCTCTCGTCATCGGCGTCGTCATGCGTTCTCCTTCA